GGCGTATTCGTAGGCGTAGAGCTTGGAACAGGTGTCGGTGTGGGCGTATTCGTAGGCGTAGAGCTTGGAACAGGCGTTGCCGTAGGCGTAGAGCTTGGAACAGGTGTAGGGGTTGGGGTCGGAGGTGTTACATATGGCGTGGGCGTAGGTATGGGTATTTCTGTAATACGAAGTTTATTGTTTGACACAAAACTCCAGCCTGCCGCGTTATTTCCTTCACCCTTTTTTACCCACAGTTCGTATGGTTCAGAAAATACTATACTATCATTTTGTATAGTAGGAAACCATATTTCATTTTGATAATCTAATGTAAAACTGCGCTTTTTTACATCTATTCTTTGATGTATATTGTTGCGTATAAGATAAAATCTATCATTACCTTCACGATAAAAATATGTGCCAGGAAAAGCAGAAATAATTCTTTCTGGATTCGCAGATTCCAACTCAACTTGTCTCGTCAAAGGCAAAAATCTCATATATAATAAATATTAGATTGTTACACCTTTGAGTTATTATATTATTGCTGCGGAGGCGTGGTCAAGTTCTCTATTTCTTTTATGACCTCGTTGAGTACCTTTTTGCGACTATTGATGACAGCGTCGTATTTCTTCATCTTCTTCAACTTTACGCCAAGTATCTTATCAAACTTGTCTTTTTGCTTTTTATAAACCTGAAAAATCTTGTCTTTTTCGGTATTGTAGTCAGAGATTTCTTCTTCTACCTTCTTCTTCCACTCGTTGAGCAAATATATCTTCTTTTCATCAGTTATTTGATCGTTTGGCGTCGCCTTGATTTCGTCCTGTATAACATTTTCTGTGCTCATGGTTGGTTTTCGTTTTGAACTTGTATCTTGATGTCGTTTAGTTCTTCTTCAGATAGTTGTATGTTTTCTGGCGATATTTCATTTGGCTGCGGCGTTTCAGCTTCTTCACCATCTTCAACTGCTGTATCTAGTTCTTTTATCTTGAATGTCTTTTTACAGCCGAATGGATTATTTACATATAAAAAGTAGCAGTTATAGCACAATAATTCAAGATTATCTCGCAGTTTGTTTTTTCTGTTACCGTCTATATAGTTCAGCAATAATGGTGTGGCATTATCTATTCTGCGTGTATCAAAATTACACTTATTACATTTTTCTTCTATGCGGTTAGAACGTATCAATCTTACTTTGAGCCTGTTTGTGCTATAGTTTGGATGTTTGTTGGCTAATATTTGAGCAAGTGGATACTTTCCGCTGTCTTCATTCTTGATGGCTTTGCTTATACCTTTGCCAGCCATATTAGCAACTCTGCCATACACTCCATACATTTTGGCATATTTTCTATATGTCATGAACGAAACGCCCAACTTGCGGGCACATTCGGCTTCTGTCTTGCTTATACTTTGTGCCGCAAGAACTTCGCTTTCAAGCAGCATTTTTCTTGGTCTTCCTTTTATTAGCATATATTATACAACCTTTTTATTGTTTGCTTTTGAAATGATAGTATCTGTTGGATTTACTACAGCGACAAAGTCGCCAAGGTGTTTTTTATTTACAAGAAAACTTTCATTCTTTGTCCATATGAAAATATAGTTGTCTTGTTCGTGATAGCAGCATTGCTTGAATACTTGTGTGCCTACATCCTTGATATGTAGATAAAGCGTTTCACTAAAGTCTTCTGGTGTTATATGACTTCCCCAATCTGATTGTAGTTGTAACGCTTGTTTTTTTGTCATTTGTCCCACTCCGACATTCCCATATCATCAACAGCCAAATCGTTTCCGGTTTGTGCCTTGTAGTTTTTTCGCAAATCTTGTGCCAATGAGTATTGAGCCGCATTGTTTAGACACAGATAGGCATTCACAAACTTTTCCGTCTTTGCTTTCTTGCTTTTTCTAATTACAAGCATGGCACCAATATTGAAATTGTCTGTCTTCTCCATTTCTTGTTCAATGGCTCGTGTGCCCGCTTCGATGATTTGAACTTCTTCTGTATCAAATGCATTAGTATCCAATGATACTGTTTGTACCCAGTCCGGGCCTTCAACATAGTATGTTACATTCTTTGTTTTAGAACTCATTTCATTATTCATATATAAATATCAGTTAAAATCTGTTCCTATTGAAACATCGCCATCATTTATTGTGTCGAGTGCTTGTAGTTTTATTTTTACTTTTTCGCATACTTCTTCTTCGACGGTGTTGGCAACAAACACTATTTTTTGTAGTGCCTTTGTCTTACCACCTTCACGCCATACTCTACCAAGTGCCTGTCGTAAGTCAACAGCAGAAGGTGTTGGAGACAATAAAGCTATTCTTGGATAGTTTCCATTTAGATCGTGCAGAGATAAGCCAGCGCCGCCAGCCTTTACATTGATTATAATAACTCTTTTTTTATCTGCTTGGAAGTCGGCAATGTTTCTATCACGCTCTTCGCCCTTGTTTTCTCCCCATACAACGCAGTTTGTATCCAATCTCTTGCTAAGTGCTCGCACAGTTTCGCTGAAGTTTACAAATATTGCTACACTCATGCCATCTTCTATGGCATCTTCTGCCATTTCAACAAACAACGGAACCTTGATAAGTTCTGCCTGCTGTCTGGCACGCAGCATGATTGTCATAGCATTTAGTTTATATTCTTTGGTATTCTTACATACAGCCTTTAGATATGCGAGTTCTTTGTCCATTTCCTCGTATATCTTCTTTAGTTCTTTCTCTGATTGTTCATCTATGTTATATGCTTCAGCAAGCACATCGCAGTCGGGAAATCCTTTGATGTCTTCACGGCGTATTCTTACGCCACGTTCCAAAAACAAATCAGCGTGTAGTTTTCTCAATACATCCTTGTCTCCATTGAACTCCCAACCAAATCTACCTTTTTCACAACCGTGTTCACGCAAAAATGTTGTCCATTTGCCGTTCTTGTATATTCCTGTAATAAGTCCTACAGTTTTTAGTTCTATAGGATTGATGGCGTTAGTGGCACTACAGCATAGTATCTTATAACCTTGCTTGTGTGCCGCAATGGCGATTTCAGAGTTAATAGTACCATGTCCTTTTAGACGATGACTCTCATCAAATATGATAAGAGTATTCTTGGCTATGTTCCATTGAAAATACTCTCGGTTGCTTGTACGACTAATCGGCTTCCAACATCCAATTTCCTTATATTTCCCCGTCTTTACAGATTCATAGTTGAGTATAAACTCTGGCTTCAATCCGTAATGCTTGGTAATAACTTTTTGCCACGAAGATATAACTGCTTTGGGACATACCACGGCGATTTTCATACCAAGTTCTCTGGCAACAGCAACCGCAGCATATGTTTTTCCTGCACCAGTATCACTGCCATCCAGTGCTGCTCCGTGAGCCTTGATTGCTGAACACAACTTGGCTACTATAGGAACTTGAAACTCCCTCAACCCCGCCGTCTGCTTAACCTGATAATCTTCAAGACTGCTCTTTGTAGGAATATCAACCTTCTTAGCAGGATTATCTTGCCCAAAATCTTGACGAAAATCTGACTTATAAGTCTGCCATTCATATAATGCCCATTGATTGAGTTTGTTTTTTCCGATGCTATATCCCTGTGCCTTCAGCTTTACTTTATTATTGTTCCAAAATACAAAAAATCCCTCAAGATAGTCTTGAGGTATAACCCACCAGCGAACCCACTTTTGACCATACTTGGTGTATGTCTTATTGGGCTCTGACCAGTTGATGAATAGTTTTTTGTCAGTTCCCATGAACGTCTTTGCTGCGAATAAATCTGTCCGCTTCAAAGATATTACATTTTACAGGACTAGAGTCCTTACGAATAACGCCAATATTGAAATATTGTTCCATCATTTCGTAAAATGCTCTGCCGGTAGGTTCGTCGGCAGAATGCCCAACACTCTCAGCATTGTTCATATATTGAGCACGAGTATGCTTAAACTGACGCTGACACATTACTTCTAAATGTTTAATAACGCCAGGTATGCTTTCAAACAGCATTACTGGATTTTTACCGTTTTGTTTGACGGTACTATCTACGATATAATATTTTGACATATGACCTTTGTATAAGTTGTTTTTAGCCTAATCTCAAATCGCCCGTGATCCTAACAAGATGAGTAACGTCGTTCTTGAGCCAAATATCACCATTTGCGTCAACGTCTATTAGATTGAGATCAACCGCCTGTTGAACAGTGATAGGATTATTTTGATAATAAATTTGTCCGGTGTACATATTATTTTAGTTCTAAGGTTATATCTGAATTAAAATTTACAAACCCGGTTCCGGAACCGTGTCCATACTTTGTTATGTCTTGCTTTGGATGCGACAATTCATTCCAAAATCTACGCATTTCATCGTTTAGATAAATATCATCACACAACATAATACCTGTCCAGTTATTTTTTGTTAAAAATTGATACAGCCAGATCTCATTGTTGTATAAATGGTCAATGTCCAAAAAAATAAAAGAGGAAGCAAGAATAGTATCTTGAATATTTTTATCTGTATGAAAATCTCCTACACAAAAGTTAATGTTTTTTAATGGTATTTTTTCCTTAAATACGCCCACGTCCAGACTAAATACTTGATTGCTTTTATTTTGTGCCAATGCCGTTGCTGATGCCCCTCTGTACGTTCCTATATCTGCAATTTTTATATTGTTAAAACAATTCGTTAAATAGATCAACAATCTGTAATGCTCTCTTCCCGATTGGAGGTGAAACCATTGCTGCATTTGTGGATGCACATAATCTACTCGTGTTGTATCTATTGCATCCAACACATCGTTTGATAACGTAATATTCATATGTATATATATAAGATTGAAAGCATAATGAACGTTGATAATGTGTTTGTCAACATATATTTATATACATGGCTTTACTAAAGAAAATACTAGAACAACAAGGTGGTGATATAGAAAATAAAGTGGCGGCATTTGAACGCACGCTACAATCATCATACCCAGAGTTGGATAAAGTAGGAATGTATTATGATCGTAGTAATGGCAGTTTGTTTCTTAGCGACCTTTATGTAAAAGAAGAGCACAGAGGAACTGGTGTAGGCACAAAAGTGATGAATAGCATTACAAAGTTTGCTGATACTGAAAACTTGCCTATTGTGCTAATACCAGAGCCAGATGATGATAATGTTTCGCCAAAAAAGTTGATGGATTTTTATAAGAAGTTTGGATTTATAATAAACAAAGGCAAACGTATGGATTATACATTTAGTATGCCTTTTGCTACAACGATGTATAGAATGCCAAAAAGTTGATTACTTCTTTTTGGTTGTTAGCCTGCCGTATTCAGCAAGTTTTTGATCTATATACTTTTCTATAGTCTTGTCTGCCACTTCAACAACTTCTCCACTCTTATTGGTCTTGTATTTTGTGTTCCATTCTTGCAGGCTCTTTTTTACCTGACCATATGTTTCGCCAGAAGTTTCCTTGAGATCTTGTATGGCGTTGACCATATTGTCATTACTTGTTTCAGCAATATTGTGTCTGTATAATACATAACCAATGGCAGCGGCGGCTCCAACCAATCCGACCGTAAGTACCATCCAAGGTTGAATATACATTATTGCTACGGCTACAAATGCAAGCACAAATGATATAACTGCTAATCCACCCTTACCAACCGGAGAATATACTGCACCAGCCATCGCTATTGCTGCTCCTATGCCACACCATATCATTATTTCACGTTTGGTCTTTTCAAGTTTTTCCGCACTTTCGCGTCTTTCTTTTTCGGCAGTAATGGCTGCGGCGGATGAAGCAAGTGCTTCGCTGTTTGCTTGATTCACTTTTTCCTGTGCTACTGTTATTTGTTTGGCAGCAGTTTCTTTGATTTCTTCTTTTTGTACTTGAAGTTGTTTTACTTCTTGCTTTGCTTCTTCTGTAGTTTTTACTAATACTCCCTTTTCCGCCAACAACTTTTCGTTTTCTTCCTGAAGTCGCTTTATTTCATCCTTGTTATCTTTATCAAACGCATCAATGTATTCTTGTAGTTTTTTTGGACCATTCAGTATTTCGTCGATAGTTGGAGATTTACCAAGAGCAGCAAAGCCAAGTCCAGTTTCACGCTTTGAATACTCAAATGCACCAACCTTTGGAAAAAAAGCATATGCTTGGTTTATAGAATATAACGAGTTTGCCGCACTCTGTATCTGCTTTTCTTGAGCGGTTATAACACTGTCTTTTGCAGCAGATATACGTTCTTGAACTTCAATCAAATCCTTGTTGTATTTGTCTTTTAGTTCTTTTAGTTGCGACTCTGCTTGTGCTTTTTTGACATACTTATCTTCCAAGTCTTTTTGTGTCATTGCCACATACGATTGGCAACCAGTAAGCATCAATAGCATCGCAAACAATAAAACCGTTGCTTTCATATTATTGTAGTGTTAGATCGCCTTGAAACTTTACACCCAAAACTTTTTCTACAAGTTTTAATGCGGCATTTTGATTTCCGGCATTTACAAGATCATCAAACTGTTGTTTTTCGGCGTCAGTTGCTTTCTCAAAAAACTTGAACACTTCCATTATACCAGCATTGTTGGCATAAATCGCTTCTTTCATCGCAGGCGTTTCTTTTTTATTATGCTTATCAGTATCAAACGCATTTATTGTCCAACGACCAGACATATCACTAGTAATGCCAGCGTGCGGTTCTTTTATCTCCGAACCTCCTTCGTTTATTGCTTCCTGTATAAGAAAGCAATAATGGTCAATTGGATCATAGTTTACCATTTTTCGTGAATGCCTGCTTGGATTTGGCTTGCGAAGTGGTTTAGTGGATCTGCTATACCAGTGATGGTTGGTGTTTTTCCATACACCACCGTATTCTTGTCATTGACTACCTTTGTTTCCGGTGCGGTTAGGTTGGTTGACTTCAATGGTTTTGGCGATCCACTTCCTAAACCGGACGTAGTTAATTTGCTTTGACTATCTGTGTCCGAACATATAGGAGCAGCAAGTGTTACTACTACTGTATCTATGTTGCCTGGCTCTTGTTCGATTTCGGAATCTTGTTCGTCTCCGTGACCAAGTCCAGCAGCGTTCAGTTTACTGTAATATCTAGGATCTTCTGCCAAATGATCCATAGCAATTTTTCTTGCCAGTTCTTCATCTTGGGTATGTTCTTTTTCAACGTCAATACCCATTGCTAACTCTGTGGTGTCAATGTTTTCCATAATTTTTCCTTGTTTGTCTGATTTAAAATACATATCCAAGTCGCTATAATACTTGGGATTGGTTTCTAGGTTTTTGATTACGATTGGGCGAGCAACATCTTTGCTTGGATATTCCATATGTTTCATTTCCCAACGTAGTCCCGCCATAATTTCATCTGAATCAAATCTGTCATCTTTCAGGTCATCTTGTGTGATTGTATCATATAATGAACTACCAATCACGGTATTGCCTTGCATATATGTGTATCTACGGCTTGCTGGATAATCTTTTAGTCGGCGTGATGTTTGATTGCTTGAGAATGTGCCTGCCCAGTTAGTTGGAGCAACTCCGCCACCAGCCATTGCTCCGCCGCCATATCCTGCCGATTGACCAACGTAATATTCCGACAAGGTCAGTTGAGAATTCAATACCATCAATTTTTGTCCCGTCCCGCCGAGCTTTATGACCGATCCATCTTGAGTCATTTGCACCACTGTTCCGGTTTTGCCGTGCCAATCCAAATCATCTGGCGTATTCATCGTGACTTTGTCGCCAACTTTTATTGTTTTTTCAGTATCGTCCATAATGATTGTTTCGTTCGTAAACGGGTCGTCGGTTGATTCGTTCGCGGATATAACCGCGTGTGGCATTCTATGAATGTTGCCGAACGGAAATACTGGATCAGCAACAGCTTTAGCCCCGCGCTTGAATCCAAATCTTTTGTAAAAATCCATCAATCTTTTGGATGACTCAGTCGATTTATACACTTTTTTGTCAATGATATCATAGCCGGGATCTCCAGACCATCCTTTGTCTGCAAGATATCCCGTAATCACAAGATCGTTGTCGTCCGCTATTTTGCACAACTTTTTCATGAAACTCGTGCCCGTTCCTTTTTCTGCACGTTTCAATGCTCGCATAGACATTATCTGCATTTCTTTAGCAGTTGGATTTTCTTCCCGTTTTACAATTTTTGGTACTATTTCAATTGTAGCCTCCAGCTTTCCGGCATATGAGTTGATCAATTCATCAACTTCATTTTGGATATCCCAAGATCCTTTTCTCGCCGTTGCTTCATCCGATATGCGCAAATCATCCATAAAGCATTCCTTTTTTGATTGTTGGCTCATTACGCACTCCTATTTTTCCTTTTAGCATATTGAGTGCTGCTCTTGGATTCATCTTGCCAAAATTCACGCCAAGAATACCGTGTTCATTACAAAATTTTTCCAGTTCCTTTACATCTTCGGGATTATATTCCATAGTGGCTGGTTCAGATGAACGATTCTTCAGCATATTTGTAATATCTGATAAAGATACTTCGTCCTTTGCTTTACCAGATGGTCTAAGCATAGATCTATTTAGCATTGGCCAAGATTCGTTCATATATATGGTCTTATATAAATATAATCCAACAGCACTAATACGATTATTTATAACTGCCAAGACCCAACTTCTTCTTTTCGTCGTCTGTTAGTATATTTTTGATGAAATGTTTGGTGTATCTGCCAGAAAGTATGTTTGCCTCATCTTCTATCTCGCCGCCGATCTCTTGTTGTGGACCAGATATTCTGCCATCAACATCCTGCTTCATATGAGCCAGTTCATGTGCAATTGTTCTACAATAATCTACAAGATGTCGCCCGCCCGCTATACTACTTACTGTTTTATCTTTTGGACTATATGCCCCAGTAGTAATAGGTTCACTTGGATTAGGTCCAAGCAATCTGATAGTAATAGGCGTATCATCCAATCCAAGTTGCTCAACAGCATATTTTACATACTTGGCAATAAGACGTTGACTATCTTCGTCTATTTTAGGGCATCCTTTGACTATTACTAACTTAGCATTCATAATAATAAATATATACCACTTTATATAAATTGACACTTTTTTAGGTGCCCCTAAAATAGGTGACCTAAAATAAATTATGCAAAAATCACAATATCTATCATATCAGGACGTTTTTCTAAAGCCGCACTACTCAAAGTATCATTCTCGTTCAGACGCAGATGTTTCTGTAGAATTTGGACCAAAGAAGTTCAAGTTGCCTGTTACTCCCGCTAATATGAAATGCACCATTGATGCCAAGACGGCAAAATGGATGAGTGAAAATGACTATTTTTATGTGATGCATCGCTTCAATATCAGCCATCACGACACTCCTAATACTGATAATATCAACTTCATTGAGAAAGCCAATGAAGAGAACTGGAAGAACATCAGCATCAGCCTTGGCGTAAAGCAGGAAGATATGGATCTGGTTGAGCATTGTATCAAAAAGAATCTTCGTATTGATTATATCACAATTGATATTGCTCACGCACACAGCGTGCGAATGAAGGAAATGCTTGCTTATATTATGCGTATGTATCGCAGCAGCATTTGCTCGGTTGAAAAGCCTTTTATCATCGCGGGAAATGTGGCAACACCCGCAGCGGTTGTTGATCTTGAAAACTGGGGAGCAGACAGCGTGAAGGTTGGTATTGCTCAAGGCGATGCCTGCACTACATATGGTCAGACTGGATTTGGTATGCCTATGTTTACTTGTATGCTGGAATGTTCTGCTGCTGCCAGAAAGCCATTGGTCGCTGATGGTGGAATTAGAATGAATGGAGATATTGCCAAGGCTATTCGTGCTGGCGGTCAGATGGTTATGGTAGGCAGTGTGTTTGCTGCTTGCGTTGATTCTCCCGCCGAAACTATCCAGAAGGTTGTAAGAATGAACGAACTTAAAGAAACAATGAAGGTCAGCCCAAAAGGAGTTCTTGAACAAAGTCTGGATGAAATGCTTGCCAAGAAAAAGTATAAGCAGTATTACGGCTCTGCTTCTGCCATCAACAAAGGCTCAAATACTCACGTCGAGGGAAGATTGGTTACGCTCGAATGTAATGGATTTACATACGAACAGAAACTCAAGGAAATGACCGAAAGCCTACAAAGCAGTATGTCATATGCCGGTGGAGACATTCGCCTCGCTGATTGGGGTATTATCTACCACAAACACTAAAGCAACTTACGGAGAAAATCCAAGTGATTTACTCCTTCATACTTGCTCAAATAATAACAAAACGCCGCTACAACAGCGGCGTTTTCTTTTTCTAGTTTTTGAGACAGTTCCAGATATTTGCTATCACGGAACAATTCAAGATAGTCTACACACTTATCATCAACGCTCATCTTCTTCTATATGAGCGTCTTTTTGTTTAGGCTTATTCTTTCCTTTTTTCTTGGGACGAAATTTTTCAAACTTTTCAGTTTCAATTTCGTCGAGTTCTTCTACGTCAATGTTTGAATAATCTTCTTTGTATCTATAATTATTTTTGCTCATGTTATTCTGCAATAAACTTTACAAATATAAATATAAGGCAAAAAATAAAACAATTAACTATAAATTATAGTTTTACAATTAGAGTTTTGGAATAAGGATGAACTGTACCAGAATCATCCACAACACAAAGTCCTTTCATTCCACTTTCTTCATACTCATATATTTCACCATGAAAATTTCCCATATAAACTTCAACTTTTTCCATGTTGAGTTCTCCGGTTTTATTTTCCGCAAAAAATTTTTTAACGGTTGTTGCTTTTTTTAGAGTGAATTTTTTAAATGCCGGTTTGGATAGTATATCTGTTGACCCAAACCCACCTTCGCCTCTTTGAGTATTATCCAATCCAGTCGTCTCGACAAAATCAACGGGATTATAAAATTCAAATATGATTTGAGCAATCTTGTCTCCAATAACGACGTTGACATCTTCTTGGCCAAGATTGATAAGAATGACTCCAATTTCTCCGCGATAATCTTCGTCAATGACACCTGCCATAACATCTATGCCTTTTTTGTATGCGAGACCGCTTCTTGGCGCAATTCTACCATACATCCCAGACGGAATAGACATAGACAACCCAGTCTTGAATAGTTTTCTTTCACCGGGCTTCAAAATATGAAACTCTGTGGTATACAGGTCATATCCTGCTGCTCCAGCGCTTCCCCGAGTAGGAATGATTGCTTTGCTTTCTAGTTTTGTAATAGATACTTTTTTCATAAAATTTTAATATACACTAACTATCAAGTCTGTGTGTGTCAAACTCATAATAGATGGGCAATTTTTAAAGTATTTTCGGTGAATGGACCGTTATCGTGCACCATTATAGGATTTGACTCTATAATAAATTTTTCATTTCCTTGTTTAACAAGATTTTTGTTTTCTAACGTGCTAAAAAACAGTTTGTTTGATTGATCTACTTTAATATCATTAGTATACAAATACTCCAATGTCCAATGCCCTTGGTCGTCACATGAAGTTCTGTTCAACTTTATTATTTCTTCCATATGATTTATAATTTTATCCGTATATCCGAAATATATTCCCGAGTTTAAAAAGAAACTGTCAGAAAATTTTTCTTTAGTTTCATATAAATTTCTTTCCTGTATAGGTGGCCACATCCACTTTTCTGCACAAAAAACTATATTACAGTTGTACGATTTGAATATATCAACTATGTCATTCGGTTCTCTGTAAAAATTTGTATCCTTGGCGTCAGCAAATAATATGTACTCATATTTTCCCAAAAAATGTTCTTTGTAATATTCTATATTTTTTACTACTTTGTAATAATATAATTTTTCGGCCAAAGATAACTCTCTGCGTGACTCGTCAAAATATCTAATTATATGAATATCATTTTCATCAAAATACTTTCTAGCATTATTGTAAAAACAAGGAATATAACTGGCCAGATAGTCAAATAATGTTGTTACTAAAGCTATGTTTTTCATAAAATTTTAATATACACTAACTACCAAGTCTGTGTGTGTCAATCCGTAATCGCCTTTCCAGCCTTCTTCACTCAACCCAAATATTATATGCTCTTCAGTTCCTTCCACTCTATATATCACCATATTTGGATGTTCTTCCGATGTTACTTTCTTGTATTTTACAAACTTGGCTATTTCTGGTTCTAGTAGGAACTCATCAAACAACTTAGTGATCTGCTCCAACGGAGTTTTTCTTACAATAACAACTCCACGACCATTTCCGCCAAGGCCACGAACATAATCGACTACAAATATAAAAAGATTTCTAGGGTTCATATTATACCTTTATAAGTGTTTTGCTTAAATCTTTTACAACCTTTGTTTTAAGCTTAAATATTCCAAGTTCAAAGTCCGAGTTATTTTCTACACCATCTTCCGAAAGAATGTCTGTTATTTTCATGAGTATACCCGCATTACTATTACCGTCTTTCATAAACTCATCTTGGCTGAAATAAAGTAATATGTCGTTATTTACTTCTTTAATATAACCGTGATTGAGTATACGCTTCCGGAGATCAATCTTTGTGGTTTGCTGTTCTTTTTCTATATATCTTTCAGCACAACCCATATTGTCTACAAAGATATTCGTGGCCCAAGGTTCAACAAAGTGTAGAAAATCTTCTGTTATAACATTTGTTAGTACAAATCCAATATTATACACAGGATGCTTTATTGGATGATGGTTTTCATCAAATGCCATCCAATGATGCCATTTTCTAATATAGTTTCTACGTGCTCTGTTCTGATAGAACTTGAACATATCATCATCTTTACCTACTCCATTCTTGGCCCAACTTCTGTGTCCTCTGCTGATCCAATGCCAGCACAAGCTATCTCTGCTTTGTATAAGCTTATATCCAGCAAGATGAAAACGTAGAAACAAGTCCGCATCTTCTTCCGGGTATGGAGCAAAACTTTTAGCATCGTGACCGCCAATAGCCAAGAAATCATCTTTGCCTATCATCCAAGGAGCAAATATCCCGTTTGTTGTGACATCTTTTCTATCTTTTTGTTCTTGTTCAACAAATGCATCAAATTCGTTTTTCTTGAATTCGTGAAACTCTATACCAAAAGGTTTTAGTATCTTCTCTTTTCCCGGTGGATATATCCCTTCCGGTTCAATTCGTGTAGCACACACCACCGTTTTTTCTTTATAATGCTTGAGCATATTCTCAAGATAGTTTTTTCCACAAATCATGTCGCTATGGAAAATAGTAACAAGTGGGGTTTTTGCCATCTTTATTCCTAGATCATATGTTATTGTATGTCCGAGAATATTTCCCGTGGTGTTCTTCCAACCGCGAAGATTGTTATCTAAATTTATTTGAGCGTCCAGATAATCAGCACTCCCGTCTGTACTACCATCATCCAATATAATAATTTCGTTGTTCGGATAATATTCCCGAATACTTCGGTATGCCATCAATGTATAATTTAATGTATTATACGATGGTATTATGATTGAAATGTCTTTTGTAGTATATTTCATGTTTTTCCGTGTTCTATACCAACTACATCAAGTAGTTGTTGTTCTTTTTCAGTCATTTCGTTGTATACTCTATACAACTCTTTTCGCGTCTTGTTAGCAAGCAATCCGTCCTTCTCGCCTTCATCAATGCAGCGTTGCAGTTTATAATACAACTCAAAATATTTTTTAGCAGCTTCTGTCATATTTTTTCATTTACTATAGTTGCGTCAAATTCTTCAATATAGCACCATTCACCATCCCACCGTTCTTCTCCAACCGCATAACCAATGTTCTGTTCGCCAACATTATCTCCACACACCCGAACTCCTCTAACAAATAGACCTGCCTCCTTTATTGCCGTTTGCCATTGCTCCAATGTAATGCGATACAAATTATTCGGCGGATTAGAATAATAATCATATACCTCAGTTCCTTCTTTGAACCAAGTATCATGTTTGGCAATCAATTTTACATATTTTTTAGCAGCCTCTGTCATATAATTCCGGATTGTTATTATAACGGGTTCGCATTTGTTCTGAAACTTTTATAAAACCAACTTCATCATATGATGGCGGTTCTCCCCATAATGTCAACCAAGTTTTAAAGTTTTTCTGTTCGCTCAACTTTTGTCTATCGGATGTACCAACCAGTTTGTCGTGTTGTCCAAGGAAATGACTGCTACGTGCACCAAAGTGCCATACAAGTGCTTTACCAGATACAACAAAATCGTATCCTTTTAGTTGCATAAGCACACTTTGCATATGATCCTCAAAACTTGACGGGGCGAATCTTTCGTCGTTGGGTATAAAATGCTTTGTTCGCATCATATATGATACGCCTTCAACTTTTCTAAAGTCGGGAGCGTTGGACGATTTTACAAACTCATCGGCCCAATATAAAAATTCTTCTTTTAAGAAATCGTGATGATATACACCAAATCCGCCATTTACTGGAGCAAATGCTGTTCCTAGCCTATCTTGATTGTTAAATATGTTGGGCTCAAGACGCCAAGCACAACCGACTATTTTCCTGTCAGTAGATGATACAATGCCATACAAAGGTTTGTCGTAATGGCGACTGATGTACATATCACTATGTATAAGACTAAAGAATTCAGTCTGCACTCGTTTGATTGCTTCATTGACTCCGCCGCCGATTCCTTTTGGGTTTTCATTTTGTTCGTAAATAGTTTCTATATCTTTTTGTTCTAATAACCAATCTCGTGTTTCAGTATCATTTTCTGTATAAACAATGATTGGTTGGTTCTTGTAATAAGCATTTTCTCTTATAGATTCAACCGCCAACTTCAAATATGGAAGCGATTTATAGCTATTGATTATCCAAGTATACTTGGCATCGGCTTGATTTTCATTCATATTCATACGTTTCCGCTTTTTTTCTCAAGTCTAGATAATCTTGCATCAAATTATTCTTTTTGAAAAACTTATACTGTCCCTCTTCCGCTCTACGACAATATGTTGGAATATCAAGACCAGCAACTCCTTTTTTTATAGTAACTGAGTTATGATGTAAGATACAGCATCTATCAACAATACCAAGCTTGTATCCTTTTTTCTTGGCTACCAACGCAAAATAAAAACAAACTCCCCAACCATACATCAGATCAGAATCTATCTCTTTTACTTCTTCCAACATTCTGCGTGAAATCAACGGAGTTTGAAAGTCGATATAATCGACCTGCCTGATGCCATTTGCATTCCAATTGTGCATGCTTTTCCAATGGCACTGTTGATTCGGTTCTATGTTGTAAATGGAGGGAGATACAATGTCATACTTTATTTCTAGACTTCCCCACTTTCCGGCGAATATCTCCCCGAACATTTCCTCTCTTAGTGTTCTTACGTGATTGTATGGATGAATCGTAAGATCGTTATTGGAAAATATCATACTGTCATATTGCGGATTTTCCAACACATACTGCATTCCTGCATTGAATCCTCCTCCCATATATACATTATTTTCTAGTTCAAAACTGCTGTATTTGCTTTTTCCTTCGAGAGAAGACCCATTATCTAACACAAACAAGTCATAATCATTTCTTTCATATGGCTTGAGAGATTCATACAGCATATCTGTATAATCTGGTAAGTTATGATTTAATATAAAAAATGCAGTTTTACCCATAACTGGTTCCTCCATTGAATATTTTCATTTTGATACTTTTACCAGACATCTCGGCGGGTTCTATAAAAAACTTCTTGTCTGGTTGCGTGATGCTAAAAAATAGTTCAAGTTCTTCTTCATCGTCCGCAAACATCATAAATGATTCATCTGTGCCACTTTCTCTGCACTTGAACAGGTTGTACTTCGTAGTAGCCACCGTAGTATATCCTTCTCTGTGTTTCATTGCTTCGGATATAATCATAAATTCGGCTGCGATGATTGCCGCGACTTGTATGGTTGTTACAATATTAGTACGCCAAGTATCAGCCAATATGGCGTCTTTTATATAGAATAAAGACATAACCATTAGTGGCAGACCAATGATGGAAAATAAAACCATCAAATAAAAATACAAACTTTTCTTTGGTTTAGAAGTCATATAATCTTGCAATCATAGCTAATTATGTCATATTGTCAATCTATAGTATCATACAGATTTTATTATATCTATGATTTGTTGAGCACGAGTTTCTGCACGATGATGTACATTTACTTTACTGTATATTCTTTCTGCCAAAGTTTCACGAACATATTCATTATTTAGCAAATACTCTATTTGCTCGACTGCTTCCGTTGGATTGGAATAATACATTATGTCTTTTCCATCTACAAACAGGTCATATATACCTGTAGCGGCTGATATGCGATTTGTAACTACAGCAAGCTTACATCCGCCAGCTTCAAACAACCGTCGAGTGATTTCGTCATATCTGGCATACTGAAACGCAACTGTGCCAGAATTATAAAATGATGTATTTTCCTGCGGTGGTATTTTTTTATTGACGAATTTATCTCCAAGTGAAGATTGAATATAATTTATTCCCGGCCTATCTCCGCAAGTTGTGACACAGACATTTTTTCTTGGTATTTCTTCTTTATATTTGAATAAAAATTCATCTCCCCAATGATTCAACCAACTCACATGGTTAAGACCCATCTCCTTATATTTTTGAAAACATCTAAAATCTGGAGTAAATGCCGCATCAACATATTTAATTCTCTCAAAAGCTTGACCAAAAGTCTGTGGTTCGTCTCCAAGCTCTATTATTATTTTTCCATTATAACACGTTCTTATTTTTTTTATCTGATTATCCAGTGAATTGGAAGTCCAAGGCCAAAAAACACTTATGAATTCATATTTTGCTATGTTTGAATACAATCTATCCAAATTGCAATTCGCCGCATCAAACTTATATATATCTATGCTGTGTCCCAATCGCTTGAAGGCAAATGAAAGTCCGAGAGGACAATTCCAGTAATCTTCCGGCCCACTGTCATCTCCGTGCCATAACATTGCTATGTTCATAGTTTTTCAAGTATTTTATCTACCGCTTGAAATATAGTGTATTTTTGACGAAAGCCAAGATTTCTTATCTTTTCACAATCCATGAAGAAGTTCGGTGCTTGAACTATTTGATGAAACTCTGGCACATCTACGTATGTTATTTTACTCGTTGATCCGGTTTTTTTGATTACATAATCAATGATATCTATGAGTTTAATGCTTTCTTCTGCGCCAATGTTATATATTTCATTAAATTTTCCACTATGCGTTGCCAAGTTTATAGCAGCACATACATCTTCAACGTGCATGAAATTTCTGTAATTGTCTCCTTTGTATATGCTTATTGGCTCGTTTCTAACAACGTTTCCAATGAGATATTCAAGTGCATTCTTTTTCTTTCCTGCACCAACATCGCCACCAATTACATTGCACAAACGTAATATTCTATAATTTCTATGGAATGTACGGCAAAATGACTCTGTAAGATCCTCTGCGGTTTTTTTTGTGATTGAATAAAACCCCTTTGGATTGCACGGGTCGCCTTCTTTGGCTGGACGATATTTGGTATATCCCTCGCCATATACAAACCAGCTACTTACGAAATTGAATGTACCTTGAACGTTTGGCAATACATCCATTAGCTTATTCAGATTGGTGTTGATGTCTTTATGAAGATCATCAAACACATGATAGTTGTGAGTTGTGCTGATAAGATATAGCACATCTTTCATATTCTCGGACCAATTTTCGTCGCGAGGCATTATTATGCTTTTTTGAGGATATAGTTTGGCAAAATTACTGCCAACAAATCCAGATCCGCCAAATATTGTTAGTTCGTCCATGTTGATAATGCAGTTTCAATATGATTTAGATTGTCCGAAGATATTGTTGGAGCACAGCCGACGAAGAATACGAGATCAAGAACTTTATTTGATTCTGGATATTTCTTATAATCATCGAGATGCTTGTATCCATTATGTACGAGCAAGTTTCCAGCAAAATAGTTTCTGGTCTGCACACCGTTCTTTTCCAAGAACGCAACAAGCGTTTCCTTTTGCTTTTTATCTCTACAAATAATAGGCACACCGAAAGGAACCCAATCTGTTTCAGCAAATGTGTTTGGAAAATTCAAACCATCAACATACTTCTTCAATGCGGATTGTATCGCGTCCTTGTTAGATTGTCTTGTCTTACAGATATAATCAAGTTTCTTCAACTGCTCTAGACCTATGGCAGCTTGTAGGTCCAGTGGCTTCAAATTCCAGCCAATTCTATTGAATACATATTTGTGGTCGATAATAAGTTCTGGGAACTCTGGTAGCCAGTTTGAAAATCTCTTATTACACGAACCATTGCACAACAAGTTTGCTGCCCCCACGCAATAACAATCTCTGCCCCAAGTACCAAAGCTTCTGGCCAAATCAACAATTTCTTGTATGTCCGAAGACACCATTCCGCCTTCAAGAGTTGTTATTTCGTGTGCTGGATAAAAAGAACAACTGGATACTATAGCATATTCGTTTAGGTATTTTCCACGCCATTTTGACCCAAGAGAATCGCAATTGTCCAGCAAGAGTTTCAGGTTATGTTTTTTGGTAATAGCAAGCATTTCGTCCATATCTGGAGGATTACCCAACACTGGGCTAAGAAATACTGCCTTGGTTTTTTCAGTTATCTTTTCTTCAATCTTTACCAAATCAAAATTCAACGTTGACCATTCAATGTCTATAAACACTGGCTTTAGATTATTATGTACAATTGCAGACACGGTAGTTGGAAATCCTACCGCAGAAACGATGATCTGATCACCATCTTTCCATCCAAAATATTCCTTGCACGCAGCAATCAAAAGCAAATTGGCACTCGATCCGCTATTGCAAAAGAACGAGAATTTATTATCAATGTGTCGTCCGAACTCTCGCTCAAATCTTGCACAAGTTTCTCCGGAAGAAGACCACTTTCCGAATAATAGTGCTTCTATGGCAGCTACCAGTTCGTTATTATCAAAGTACGGACCTGAATAGTATACCTTCTTCTTATCTTTTGCCACAATATTGTGAGCAAACTTTGGCACAAATCCATATTTGGATGTCATACTTTCTATGAATTTATAAATTTCTTCTCGTTGATTGTTTTCCATAAATTTTATTTTTTTATTGCCGTTGTGTTTAACCCTTGCGGATCTCCTACGTTATATCCCATACTTCCTAAAAACAGAATAAGGTCAGTATATCTTTGTTCTTTTCTGTGTACCCCGTCGATGTGCATAGATTCAAATTTAATACATTTAATATTACACTTTCCAAAGTCTATGCTTTTTATTATTTCATAATCATATCCTTCTGCGTCGATAACTAGAAAATCCAAGTTTCTAATATCATATTTATCAACGATATTTGAAATTGTCAAACAATTAACGCTAATTGATCTTATCAATTTATCTTCAACGCCGTGATCGGTCAAGTGCTGTTTTTTCAAAGAACTTACTTGGTAATTGCTTTCGTTTATATAATAAAATGTCTGCTCTTTTATGTCGGGGTTATTGGTTATTGCTATATTTTCTATATATACGTTTTTTATTTCGGCGTATCTATTTTGTAGTGCGGGAATACAATATGGTATTGGTTCTATCAACACTGCTTTACTTATTTTATCCCGATTTGAAGATATTAGTTCATAAACCTCATCATCTCCATCATTCGCTCCTATTTGAATTATATTCATACTAATGATTTTTCTAAAATATGATTCCAATCTTTAAACGGACTTAGCCACGCAGTTTCTCCGTGTGTGGAATATCCTGGCATGCTGGATACTAGGAGCTTTCCATTAGCCTTGAGTTCCAAAAACATTCTATAATCGTCTGGATGTTTTCCGGAGACCCATTTGTTTATAATAGAAAAATCTCGTTTTATGGTTTGCACTTTGGCCGCGTGAGTCATCGTGGTTGCTTCACAAGTCCTCCAATACGAATTAATAGATCTAAAAACGTATTCGGGTATTATTCTGTCCGGCGTTGCTTCTTTGTCTGGATGAGCATACAACGTGACATAATCAACTTCTGCCCCCATCAAGTTGAATCCTTCTTCTAGTATTTTTTTAGAGTCAATGTCGTGGATATAGTCTCCTTCAACAAAATAAACAATTTCGTCGTCAGAGAAATTTTCCATCGCATATTGCAACGCATACTTGTAAGAACCTGCGTTTCCATTGAGCGTGGTTATTATTTTTGGTGTACCTCCGCGACTCATTTTGTTGATGATTGTTTTAAACTTTTCAACCGTATGTTCGTAACAATTGTCCATTATTATGGTTACTCCGTCAAAGTTTCCATTCAAAAAATTGTTACAGAAGTTAATAAAGCAGTTTTCATTATTTACCAACGGTAATTTTTGCTTATCGTATCCAAGATCACTAAATCTATATATAATTTTCATATTTTTTGTATGGTGAACGCCCAAATTACGTTCGGTGTAAATGCGCTATACAAGTTATAATTTTTTGGGTCATTTATAGTGTTGTCCGATTCATACCATTCTGCAAAGTTAGCAGAATAATAAAATTTTTCATCTGTAATAGAATATCCTCTGCTCACAACTTCATTTTTTAATATACTCTGACGCCTATGGTCATAAGACCTAAGAAATGGTTCGCCAGTTTTTTCATAATTCATATATGGCCCAGCGGGTAATGTAATTATAAACTTAGACCTTTCGTCTTTAAGTAATTTGCAACCTTTTAATATTCCTTTTATGTCGTGATTCCACCGACATACATCTTCTTCATATACGCCGCTAGCCATCTTATTGCCAGAAAACCAAAACCCAAAATGTTCAAATACAGATACGGCTACAATATAATCATACTTCAAGTTTTCATCATATTGTATAAAATCCGCCTCTACGTGCTTCCATTCCTTGCCATTCAAATCAAGCCAAGAATCTTTTTGTATTGAAACAATGTCCGTGGTTGTTACGTTTCTTGCGCCCAGTCCGAATAACGTTTCGCTCACGCCTTCTCCTCCGTGTCTTTCTCCTACAATCAAGATGGATTTTTTTATATCATCTATCTGATCAATGAAGTATGGAACTTCTACTATTTTTGTACCTGATAATTTTATGTTCATGTAATTGAAATATTTATGTATGGATCCACTGTATTATACTCATATCCAAGTACAACATCTTTTCCGCGAAATGGTGCAGAAAATTCCTCGTGAATTGCCGACACCCAATCTCGATCTTTACTGTGTCCCCAACAAGTTACTTTTTTTATCATAGCTTCTTTGGATCTTACCCAGGAATAATGATGTATGAAAGGTTTTCCACTATAAATTACATTTCTCGCTCGTTCGTTTTTTGGAACATAATCGTAAAATGCGGAACGTTCGTTTTCGTGGAATATAAAAATATCTTCTGTAAATGTTCCTTTTTTAACCAATACTACCGAATCTTGCCATTCTTTTGCCTGATATATAACATCCCTGAAATAAAAATAATTGGCAAGCTTATAACTCGTTAATAGTTGATATTGTTGATGCGACCACCAATCCTTGAATTGATCTGGAACAATTATCTCATCAACGTCCAAAAATAAAAAATAATCTGTATCTTGCGGTGCCATAGAAATGCCGACTTTTCTTGCAGCATTATGGTGCCACCGAGAGGTTTGCGATGGAGAATATTGGAATTCAAAAAATTGAGCATTTTTATTCTCTTTAATGCCTCTATTAATAAGTTCCTTGTTTTCGGGAGTTCCGTCCAAGAAATGGTCGCAGTAAGGAACTATTACAGAGTCTGAAAGTGCCAGTGCACTATCGATACACGGTTTCAAAAATACGTAATCGTTGCTACAGTAATTTATGATTGTGGTTATTTTTTTCATTTTATAAAAACTTCATCAAATCGCTGAATAACATTTTGTGGAGAAAATTTGATAGAATATCTATCCCAATCAATATTATTGACATATGTTTTATTAATTTGCAATAGATAAGAAGTCAATTCGTCCGATGTTTTGTAAAGAATTCCGCGATCTCCGAGCATATCGATGTGAGCCCTCATATACCACCAATATTGTGCATCGTATGTGAATATTGGTTTGTTGAAGGATGAAAATTCCGCAACCGCGAGTCCAAAGGTCTCTCCGTCCGAGCGACCGTGTATCATTGCATCACAAGTATTTATAAACTTCGATTTATAATCCAAGCTTGGACTGAAAGGAAGGAATTTTGCTCTAGGATGATCAGTGAATTGTTTGGTATTTAAAAATATTGCCCATAGATCATTTCTCTGTTGCAACGCATTAAACACACCGGACTGAGCCTCACGCACGTCGAATTGATTATATCCACCAAGTCGGCCAATAACAAAATGATTTTTTGGTATTCCAAGTTCGTCATGAAGAGTTTGGGTTGTTTTTGGAAGATTTATTATGTGAGGAACCCATTTATCTTTTTTGAAATATTTGGCAAGCCACTCGCTTACACCGGCATATACGTCACCATGGGGCTCGGCCATACTAAATACACAATGGATTGCGGTCTTGCAGTTTTTTGGAAAATATTCTACGCCACCGGCGCGAGTCATATACAATACATCTATTTTTCTTTCATCAATTATTTTTTCCAATTCACTAATATCATTATACATGGCACACTCAAATCCAGAATATCTTTCCAAAAAAATAGATTTATTTATGTCACTGGAAATAACCACCTCATATCCAAGTATGTTTTTTAATGCGGAAGCGTAATCGTATATTACAGTACCATTTCCCCTATCGTCTAGTACATTTGCGTGCAAACATATTTTTTTCATAAATATTTTTTAATTTTGGAGTAATTGTGCTCGTGCCAACATCCCCACAAACAAGGTCTCCTTGGCCACCAAGACTCATTATCAAACCTTTTAACGACCGCATATGAGACGTTATGTTTTTCTAGCTCCGTTTGTAAAATCAATTCGCACCATGGATTGACCATATTGCCATCTACACAGACGTTTGGTTGATTGTATTCGGGTAAAACGTAATTTGCAAACACATTCGTGTTGAGTAATTTTGGGCGAATAACAAATATATCCGTACTAATCATCCGATTCTGTGGAAAGTTTTTATAAAGAACTGGGTCTGGTGGGTTGCACATAGAAAATACAAATGCGTGGTCCATATTACTCACCATCACCTGAAGAAGTTTATTTTCATCTACTACAAAAACGTCACAGTGCAGATGGAGAACGTTGTCATATTGTTTCCATTCATCATATAAATCGCTGAGGGTTTGGTGTAATCCTTGAACATATCCCGCATTCTTTTCCGTATGGATAAGCTTTTTGTTTGCATTGGGAAATAAATCAAAGCAATTACGAAGATACTTTTGATCTATGTTTTTATTATTGTTGTGTAATATTAAATCAAATTGCCATAAAAAATTTGTTTTTTTGAGAAGGGTTGGCGCAATCATGAACTCTTCGGTCTGATTATGTGATGTAATTAAAATTAAATTTTTCATTTTTAACCTTGCCCCATGTTGGCCTGTTTCGACCAATTTTGGTTGTAAAACTTGTTTTGAGAAAGCTGTCTCTGGATCGTTTTGTCGTGTATAATTGCCCATTCCACTTCTTTAGGCAATGTTGCAACATATTCTGCACCTTCTATGGTCTCGTGCAATGGCTTCTTCCATTGAATTTTTTGACTATTCTTATAAATACGAGATTGATAGTCCCCGTGATTCCAATTGATTATTTGTTCGTTTCCAAAATATTTTGGTAATGTGCTTAGATGCCATCCCCACATAGCCGCATCTTGTGGAGTACATCCTCTCACAATATTGACTCTCGGCACTCTGTATAATTCGACTTGCGGATTGGACGTGATCAACTCTTGCATATTTTGCAACAGTTCGGGCCAAAGATACTCGTCAGCATCAAGTTGGACAATATAATCGCCGACACAACGTTTTGAGCCATAGTTCTTATGCTCGGCAAAGTTCTTGTTTAATGCATGCTGAACAATAGAAAATCCATATCCTCTCGCGTTTTCTAATATATTCTTTGTATCTTCGTTGTCTGAGAAGTCGTCTAAAATAACAACTTCGTCATTCGATGCATTAGACTTCAAGTGAGTGTTGAGTTTCTCGGTCAATTCGAGAAGTTCGCGTGTCTCGTTGTGGCAAGAAATTAAATAACTGATTTTCATCTTTTTATAAAGTTAAATAAATGAGATACTAAAGTTGCTTCATATTGATATCTCTAAATCCAAGCGGGGTCTTTGTATCTATCCAGCCCCGCGTCTGGTTCCCATTCATTCTCTATTAATACGTGCTTTTTACGGTCGTCTCCGTAGTTCTTGAAAGAACTGTCGTTAACGTGAATGTAAAGAGCCATAAAGATCAGGCAACAGTGGGCGCTTCAGCGGGAGTTATTTTCTTAAATTTTGGCAAAGTAATTGCAACCTTCTTCTCGAACACTGGAAGATGCTTGTCAAGGACTTCGAACAACTTATTCCCCGCTTCATCCAGATTAAACTTCTGAGAATTTTGTACGCGCAACTTTTCGGAATTTGGGACGTAATTTATGTAATTTTCATACATGTCTTCCAATTTTTGTGCAGCAATGCTGTAGTTGGCGTTGAACCATTGACCTTCCTTCACTAGCCATTCGTTACAAGCACTTGGATGAATATTTACCAGTGTACCAGGCAATAAATTTGAGAGATTCTCCGGTAGAAAATCTACGTGTCCACTCCAACCAGTGGTAAGAAGTGGTTTTCCACTAAGAGTCGCTTCCAATAGCGGTCTTCCAAACCCCTCGCCATGTGTAAGACTAACGTGAGCTTTCACCTTCGGATGATTATATAAACGATTCAACTCAACCGGAGTCAATTCTCCGTGTATAATATATATATTTGGGAGATTGCCAGACAGCGAAGCACGAATATCATTGATTTTCTTTAATATTTCAGCTTTATCTATCTTAGAAAAAGTTGCTCCACTTGTTTTGAGAATCAACGCTGGTGCATTTTTCTTGTTTTTAAATACTTCACTAAAGATTTTCACTAGCATTCCGACATCTTTTCTATCTGCGCCGAGATCGCCCTGAATCCAATGTCCTACGAATAGATAACAAAATGTTTCTGGAATTGCGTTTAGTGCAGAATCTATTTCTTCAGACGGTTCATTAGTTTTTTTGTAAATATTTGTATCTACGCCTTCGAACACAACTTCAATTGGTTTATTAACTTGAATCTTATCCGTGACGCCTGTTCTTTCATCTCTGCGGTCATATGCAGTTTTTACGAATACTTCCTTCGAGAAATTGGATGGAACTATGTTTAGATTCATTCTATTAAGCCCTTCTATCCATTCTGGTTTTGGTACCGTACTTTCAATACCCGCCGTTACACCTATATTGTATTTTCCTTTTGGTTGAAATTCGTTCGGAATAGATACTTGAACAAATAATTCCGGCTGCGAAGTAAGATTTGTTGTCAATATTCTACTTTTGATTTCTTTCACCATAGGACGAGTTTCGTCATCCAACATCGTATTGGGGCATACTCCCCATCGCATCGGTACGATTTTAACGTCAAACTTATCATACTTGATAATGTCAGTCGCTAATGCAAAGCAATGGTCGCCATATCCAGAGCGAGATGCTATTGGACCTTGTATGACACATACTGGTTTAATTTCGTTGCTCATTTATATAACCTTTTGTTTGTTAGGGTGCTGTGCCTGGTGTGTTTTGACCTTCTTGCTCTTGAATAATAGCTTCCATCTCGGATTTAACATCGTTGATGCGATCCTTGAAGTCAGTCATAACAACTCGCTTTTCCATTTCAATTTCACGAAGTTGCTTGGCAAGTTCGTAGATTTTTGTCTTTGCTTCTTCCTTAGTTAATGCTTTAGCCATAATATTTCTTATTTGTTATATTTTTTTAGTACTTCATCTTTATTGATCTTAGGAATTGGAAATCCAAGACTATTGTTTGGCATGTTGTGTCCAACATATTCATCGTGACGATGAATGTTAAATCTTTCACGACCTTTCCAGTTTGCCATCATATTGTCCAGTCCATTTGCCATTTTTTCACACATACTTTCTGCACTTAGTCCGCCAACTCCGCACATCCATTCTCTACCTTCTAATGCATATTCACGACGCTTTTCCTTACCGGTTAGATACCAATACATGAATGCTTCAGCACAATCTTCCCACTTGGCATAATCGGCAAGAATGTATGGAGTAGGAATACTACCTTGCATCATTCTTGCGCCCGGAAAGATTGGTGTAACCCATCTGCCGTGATTCTTGTATCTACCATCGGCATTAGTTCCCCATCCATTTTCAAATTGCACCGGATTTCCTGCATCGTCCGTAAATCCACACTGATCCTGCAATCCTCCAGTAACCGTGACAATTATTGGAGTACCTGCCATTACGCTTTCCGCAGTAGCAATACCAAATCCTTCGTTGTCGGAAAGATTCACTGTTACATCTGCAATGTTATATAACTGATTCATTCTTTCTGGAAGAACCTTGTCAACACTGAACACTACATCATAATTCGGGCAAAATGCCTGCTTGCACGCTGGCAAATCGGTACCCGCTTCATCTACTGGATGTGTATGTAGGAATAATACGCACTTTGCTGCTTCTTCTTTTGGTAGATTGTCACAGAATGCTCTATACGCAAGTAGTATTGTGCTGGTTTGCTTGCGACGAATATTTCTATTATTATAGAATATTACGAACTTATAGTCCTTCTTGAAATACTGTCTGCGTATTAGTTGCAATTCGCTCAATTCAGCTTCGGTAGTCAACGGTCTAAACATCTTACGATTAATACCGTGCGGCACATACGATACAGTTGTAGGATTATTTAGTGTAGTTCCAAGAATGTTCTTTACAATGTTTTCTGTCTGCTTGCTGATACAGCCAATCCAATCGCACGACTCATAGTATGGACGATTATACATTGGATATGGAAGATCGTCCCAGATGCTATAAAACCCGATTGGAATTTTTTGACGCAATTCACGCTCAATCTGATATAGCCAAATCCAAAAACGAGGGTCAGTAAAATGAAGCAACGCATCTGGTTTTTCCATCTTGATAACTTCGTTTAGAAGATTGGCGTCCCCATAACCATCAACTGGATATAGGCGAACATACGAATCATCTATACCAGCAACTTGGTTGGTGGCTTGGTCAAGATTCATTATCTTGCCTTTTTCGGGATGCGTTACGCTGCCTGCCATTTGCACCCAGTTGTATTTGCCCGCCAGACCTGTTACAAACTCTCTTGCCATTGTAGCAATACCAGAATGCATTCTCAGGTCATCGCAAAGCAGTATAATCTTTTTTCTGTCCTTCTGAGGAATATAACTATTTACCATATATAACCTTGTATTATGTTTTAAATCTGCGTTATGTCAAATTATTTAAAATGCAGAACCGCTGATTTGTAAAGAATTTTCTTCGTTGAGCTTCTTTCTGAACTCTGGATCGTTGATATAAAGATATACACAACGATTTACAAGTTTTTGTAGCGTCATTCCACTTGATACACCTGCTTCCTTAAAAGCAGTATATTTGTCCTTGAACAGGTGTACAGAAGTGAATGATGTTTCGTGGCTAGTTTTTAGTTTCATATATATGATTGTTAGATTTCTCTATATACATATATATGAGATTAGGTTTTCCGTATATATAAAAAACTATTGGCGTATAGAAACTAACAATTTTATTTTCCGTTTAATTATACCATATTTATTGATTATGATTAAACTAATAGAAATATTACAAGATGTTATAGACGACGAAATAAAATTCAGTAACAAGGGTGACGGAGCAGGCTACGAGTTAGTTAAAAAAAATCCGTTTAATATTAAAAAATTAGTTGATCGTGGTATTATATTTGTTACTAAACCCGGCAATGGTAAAGGTGGAGTAGATGAACCAAACTGGGAGGGCGATGCTAGTATTATTACATTAAAAAACCTATCCAATCCAGATCCTTGGATGAAAATAGCAATAAAAAGTCCAATGCCAAAATCCATTCCATATATACAAAAAGATCAAGATAAATTACTTTATAATGGAAAATATAATCAAATACTTTGGGGTATTGAAAAAAAGGGATTCAAGCCCGAAGATTTTTATTTGAAGTGAAATTAAAGTGATATATCAGCCTTCTTTTCCGTTACAATAAAGTTCGCCTTTATCGTTCTTGAGTGTCTTGAAGATACAATACTTACAGTTTTTGCGGCCCTTGCCAGGATTCTTTAGAAACACAGCGTCTTTATTATATTCACCGTTGTCATCAAAGCCATTTTTTATAAAGTCAAGAAAAGCAGATTCTACTTCTTTCATGCTCATCTTGCCATCTGGCGGCGATATGCGTTGAATACGCTGCTGCGGAAACTCAGCATCTTCAAGTAACTTACGCTTGACTACAAAGAACTCAACTTCTATGTCAGACATCGGTACCTTGAACATTTGATGATAAAAACGCTTATACAACAGTAGTTGGTCAATCTTCGTGCGATCCGCTTTTTGGTACTTGTTCCAGCCTCTACTGCTAGTCTTGAAGTCGAGAATAAGAATCTTTTGCGTTGTTTTATCTCTGAAAACGATGTCAAGAAAGCCTTTGTATAATATCGTATTGCTTCTCAGTGGAATCTCCAACGGCAGTTCAATGCCAACAATTTCATACTTCTTGCTAGGAAAATGCTTGCTACGCTGAGAATAACTCAATACGTGATCAAGAATAATCTTACCATCGTTCTCAAATTCAGATACAAGTTGCGGAGTAATCAATCCTAATGCCTCAAGATCTTCTTCATTCAACTTGGATTGTTCTGCATCCGCAATCTTGAGATCTTTCAATCCCTCTTCATACGACTTCTTAAAAATAGAAAAAGTATCAAGTGCGTCTGCTTCTGTGGCACCCACCGTATATAGCACTCGCAGATACTCTTGCAAGGCTTCGTGGATACCTGTGCCAAAAACTGTGTGAATGCTTGCCTCATATGGAGCAAGCTTGTCTATATACGACAGTTTCCATTGCTGGGGGCATTTCAGCCACATAGCATATTGACTGAAGCTTACTGTTTTCAGTTTTTTTGTTTCTTCTTGCGTAGGCAAAGGAGTTTCTGCTACTGGTTCGGCGTAAAAATCATTTATAGACATAAAATCAGTATATATCAAGTATTGTTGATGTCAATTGTAAAGAGTTTATATTTATTTAGATAAACAAAAAATATATCATATATGGATAACAAAACATTCACACACGTTCTACAGAAAAAGGGAGTATTACGTACTTTTTCAGTGGCAAAGGTTGTAAAGAAGAAAGACATAGATGAGTTGAAAAGTTTAATTAAAAGTATTGCGGCGAATGATGCAGAGTATAATCAGATGCTAAAGGAAGAAATGGCTAAACTATCAGACATGCATAGCGATAAAAATCCAATACCTGGCATCATATACAACAATGATGAGTTGTCGGCACGCAGAAACTTGATATATGCCATCGCAAACAAGTTCTCAAAAAATATCAAGAGCATGAACTTTGAGAAGGGAGAACTTGCCTTCTTGATTTCTTCTATCGTGGCAAAACTTGAGTTAGAGCACGAAGACTTTACCAAACTAAGCGAAGAACTTGAAAACGAACTTGGCGACGAAGATGATGAAGATGGCGAAGACCAAGAAGAAGATGGTGATGAATACAAATACTAAAACTTTTGTATCCAAATCTTCATAAACTTTTCTACGTGTTCATTCAGTTTTGGATTCAGTAATAGTTCTTCGGCTGTCATCTTGCCTTCATCTTCCCATTCTATGCGGTGTTGTGCGGCGGCTTTGATTTTTGGATTGTTGGCTTCTTCGTGGTCATTGGCGGGCAATACAAACTTCTTTACGCCATCAACAATGCTATACTTGCTGATATGACACAGCACTCCTTTGGTCTCTTTCTTCAAGAAGTATAGTTCATCTTTTTCATATACATCATATCGCACATCCGTAACGATATAAAAGTCATAGTTGGATTCATCAATAGTTTTCTTGGCAAGATCAACCCAGTATCTGCCATTTGTGCGTTTGCGTTGAGCATCGCCATACCATACAAGCATAGGACGAATAAGAATCTTTTCTTCAGGAACTTGTGTAAAAGCAGATATGCCAAGATTTTCCAATAAAAACTTATCGCAATGCTGCTTTAGCGGGTCAGCAAATGCGACCTTCTTGACGCTATAACCAGCCTGCTGTAGTTTCATTTCTACAATAGAAGCAAATGTATCTTTACCGCTGCGGGCTGCGCCTCCAACTCCTATAACATTTTTATTAGACATATGTTTATTCCCATTTACGATGATCTTCTGCCACCCATTCCCAACCATCATATTCAGCAATATGCCATTTTACATCGTCGGGTACTTCAACGATTTTTATTTTACAACTGCTTCCGCTTGCTGCCTCTGATCCAAGTTCTTCAATCGCCTCAATCAAAAACTTGTTGGTTCTGTCATTTGTAAACCTTTCGTTTACGCGATAATCGTGTGGATTTTTTTGCTCTTGAGGGTTTGGTATAGAAAACGCAATATAGTCACCGCCATAGCCACGACGGTCAGTCAAATCATGTGCAGGAACAAGTTTACTCGTGAACGTATGATCGGTAGTATATTCATACTTGAAGAAATAACAACTAACGCCTGCTTTTTCGCAGTATAGTTTCAGTGCTTCGGGTGATAGACCAAACCCTCCATAAGATGCGTTGATGGCTACTTTCATATGTTATACTTCCATTAGTTCTTTGATTTGCTTTTCGTTATATCCGTATTTGCCAACAATGCCAACAATATCGGCCTTTGTCAAGATGGATATATACTCAAGCACATTTCTTTCGCTGTCTTGAAAATGATTGGATAGCAGAGTGAGTAAAGCAGGATTATACTTCTCACTCTTGCTCTTGATATATGGATAAAATGCCCTACGCTTTGGCACAAAAGCAATCAGCACCTTGTAAAACTCTTTAGGAGATAATACGCCGCTATATTTCTGTACGTGATTCAATGTATCAATAAGTTCAGGTTGCATACTTAGAAAACGGCACACCATAAAGTTGGACCAACTCTTTTTGTCTGCGTCGGTAAGTTTGTCAAAATAATCAATGTCCTGCTTTTCGCGGACATGATTGATATGATCAAACAATCCCTTGGGCTTTGTTATGACAGCACCAGTTTCTGTTGCTTTTTTTCTTGGCATTTTACGATTTGGTCCAGACACGCTTATCGTATTGTACAAAGGTTGTCAATCCAAAGCCGTTCTTGGCATTGGACCATACACCAGCATCATTTTTTGACGATGTTATCTTTGTGAATACAGCAGAAGTTGATTCTACAGGCTTAGTCAAGTAAAACTTGCTGCCAATAGCCAACTTGCCAAACTCAATCTGCTTTGTTGTTTCGTCGCTCATTTTTGTTTTCCTCTTTTGGTAGTTCAACAGATTCTTTGTCTTTGGATAAAAGACGCTGAACGTGCTGCTCTAATCTATGAAATCGTGATTGATATTCCGTATGTTTGCCCGATAGTTTATCTACCTTACTGGTTTGACGCTTTAGATTGTCAAATATTATTCTTAGTGTTTCTGTGATGGCGTTGCCATTTTCAACTATAGTAGTTTTATTTGTCTTATCCATCTTCTTTATCATAAGATAAAACTTATAACAAGAATACGCCAGACACAACTCAATAATGAATATCGCAACCAGAAGTATATAAAAATAAGTCATAAATAAATACCCCGATAATATAGATCAGGGTATTGTTGTTGTCAAGATGCTATTTCTTGCCTTACTTCAGTAACATTATCCAAGAAATGTATCCAACTTGGATGATGTGCGATTTGTATGGTTGAACTTACTGGCACAGCCCTTGGTGCCTTTGGCTTGCGAATAAGTTTTAGACCAGCCTGTTCTGGCGTTTTATCACCTTTCTTGCTGTTGATTTCTTTATGACACCATACCATATTCTCAAACGTATTCTTGCCGCCCTTGGTACGAGGAATAACGTGGTCAATGTTGCCATCTTTCCAAGAAATCTGACGACCCGTATATTGACATACTCCACCATCACGTTTACGAATGCTTTCTTTGGTCGGACGAGGAGTAACTACAGGCATCTTGCTATAGTTTGGCTGTATGATTACTCGCGGAGCCCGAATAGTCATATTAGAAGTATGTATAGCCAAATCATAATCTCTTATAGGCAGATTCTTCCAAGTTTCCCAATCAACCGGCTGTACATATTCTGGATTATCCCAATCTACGCTGCCATTTTCATCCACACGAAAGTTCATATCTATGGCAAGAGCAGGCGGATTGTTGCCATCAACCCCACCCAGCATAGAAATAAGAGCCTCCTTGACAGTCTTTGTATTCAAAGCCTGCCATAAGTTATTTAGGCACAATACTGGTTGAGAGATAACATTCATAATATATCCTTTCAGATATAACTATGACTACAATAATATAAAAAGTCAAGTGTTATTTCTTGGCAGGTATAACTTTTTCAATCCTGAAGTATGGGTCAAAGTCAATCTCCATATCATCATCAAATAATACAACGGTTCTATTAACCTTTTGTATTACGGCGGTTACTTTCATTTTTTTACCTGTTGAAGATATTACAACATCTCCAACTTCAAGACGCTTGGCGATTTTGTCTGTATGTGCTGTTTTTGTCATCATAAATAAATATTAGTATTTTGTAGCAAGATGCCAATATCCGCAATAACTACATTTGTATGGTATTCTATCACTACGATACTCTGTCAGTATTCTTTTAGCATCACGAATAGCATCGTTGCGAGATTCATAGTTTGTTTTAGTTTCGCAGGAAAGTTTGTGATGATCATTTAAGAACTTGGTATAAGATTTTCTTGTAGTCATCTGCTGTTATTGGCTTACCGTCAAGCACTTTGAATACAATCGCAGATCTGCCTGTGCTGCCATGTGCTTGTAATATTTCTGCGGCAGCAAACTTGCGTGGCATTTTAGAACGAGCGGCGGCAAAAGCAAACAGTGCGTTCATTATGGTATGAACTTCTTTCATCGCATCGCATATGCGTGAAATATGCCCGATTGCCATATTTGCTATTTCGTAGTCAAACTTATGCGTAAGATAATCAAAGAACTCAGTATAGCCAGTAGGTTCGTGAGATAGTGTATGACGGTCCATAAACCAATCAATATATACATCAATTACCTTTTCTATGCTTGAGATTTCACTCTTGGCGCGATGCAGATACAAGTATTGAGCACTCTTGATCTTTAGAATATCCTGTTCGTCGTTGTAATACAGGCATATGCCCTCAAAGTCCCGCATATCAACCACTGCCTTCTGTAATTCGTCGATGGAGTTATAATTATAAAACTTTGGGCGGCGAAAGTTATAGTTTCTGGCAATATGGTTTAGTGAGTGCTGGTCTACAAGCGAATAGTCATCGTGTACAATTGCGGCAATAAGAACCATATCGGGCTCTTTGCCATAATCTAATACAATACGATTGGTAGGAGATAGCCACTCAAAGATATAAGAATGCTGAGTGGTGTCTTGCTTTTCAAGATATGATATAAACTTGGCATACTTATTTAGCAATACATCTATTTCGTGTGCGTTTTCTTGCCTACGAGCATCTGTCGTTCCTCTTGTACGAATAACAGTATGCCCCTTATATCTTGAGAATATAAGCGTAGAACCGTCCAACTTCTCAATCATTCTTGAACCAACGAGAGAAGACGGTGTGGGTGATATGTCAGGCTTTTCACCAAGGTTAAAAAACTTCTTGAAACTCAGTGAAACAGGATTTCCTTCCTTATCCCACAGTGAAGATCTAAAGATAAGATTCTGCTTGTTCCAAGTCGCTCCGATATGAATAGGTTGAATCAAATAGCACTCGTGCTCACCAACGAGATGCTGGTGAACCATAAAAGAGTTTCTATCTATAGACTGTATGTCTATTTTCATAGAACAAGCATACTATGGATATACTAAGTGTCAATAAAAAATCCCCCAAAATAACTTGGGGGATTTTGATATATCAATATTCTACAATATTACTTGGTAAGAATACGGCGCAAAGCAGCAACTGCTCTACCATCAAGGCGAACCTTGTTCATCTTCTTGGTGACGGGATTGATACCAGTCACACTAAGATGCATAATCTCATCCTTTACACCCTTTACAGGGCGAGTAAAAGAAAGAGAATACTTTCCGTTCTTGACGAATGTATTGATTTTGCGGCCATTCTTTGTCTTGGTTGTCTTAGTCATATGCGTATATTTTTTGTGTTTTATTATTCTTATATTGAATAAGATAAATACAGTATGTAGATTACTCGCAGATTGTCAATAAACTTTCGCGTGAAATCTTATTTATAGCAAGTTCTTTCATCTTGAACTCGAAGTCAAGATGTAGATTGCCTTTGTAGTTAGCATAAATAGACGGCATCATAGTAGGAAAGTCGGCGTGAGCACGCGGATTTTTGCCAGGCAATGACTCGCTGAAATGAAACAACGGAATAACTCCAGTTGGCCAAGTTGATAGTGCTGTATCAAACGCAAACTCTTCGCTGGTTGAGTCTGAATTACACATATGGTGCAGATTATCAAATGTAATTGGAATACCCAGTCGCTTGTATGTGTTTTCATATAATGCCATTACACTCCAACTCTTTAGTTTGTCTTCGTTCTCCAACACTAAACGACTACGCACACCGTCGCTCATATTATGATATACTTTCTGGAATCTATCTGTTGTTTCGGCATAGTTACCATTGTTATAACAGTTCATATGAATATTAATCGGTGCTTCGTATGAACGAGGTAAATTAAGCATATCCATAATCATGGCGTGTTGATCCAAGTCTCGTATAGAGTTTTCAACAACTTTTGGATTTGGACTGGCAGGTACAACAAACTGGTCAGGATGCATGCTACAACGAATGTTATTGTCCTGTATGATCTTAGCGGCTGCTCTGAATTCCGAGTATATTTCTTCGGCGTTATAAAAATCATCCACAGTAAACTCCAGATCTGGGTGCGTCATCAATGGAAAAACATTACTACCAATGCGGTAATTCCAGTTATTAACCTCACACTCTCCAAGAATAGCACGAATAGTCTTAATATTATTCAATGAACGATCAGCAAGCACTTTCATAGCAACCTTGCTACCCAACTTCTTATATTGGGCATATGTCATTACATTGAACTTGATTTTATGCTCTTGTAGTCCTGTATGGATACAGCATAGCGATGGAGTAATATTAGATGGTAAAATCATAGCATACATATTATACGGTAAAATGCTGTTGTCAAATCAATAAAAAAGAGCCTCGTGTGAGGCTCTTGATTATAACCAGTTTATGATATGTTATTAAAACTTGACGGTAACAAATCCACCAAGCCAACTATTGTTGGTTGTGACAGAGTTGTTGAGGTAGTTATGGCGATAGCCAGCACCAACAACAACATTCTTGGCTTCATACACCAAGTCCAGTTTACCAGTTAGGTAATAATACGAATCCTTGACTGGGCCACCACGGCGCTCTGGTAGAGCATCCTTGGCACCAACCCATCCAAGAGTAGCAGCAGGAACCAGCTTGAATCCCTTGGCGAGCAGGAAGAGGTTGATTGGCTGGCTGAGAGAGCCTTCAGCAAACACCTGACGCAGATTCAGGTCATATCCTGCTGCTACGGTTGGGCTCAAAAAAGCATCGTAAGCCAGAGATCCGAACACTTCAACACTATAATTTGTTTCGCCCTTTGCTGGTGCAGCCTTGGGGTAAAAATATCCCACGCCACCAACCTTGAGTGTAGTTGCCTTGTCAATAGTATATCCTTGAGTCAAGGCCACATCAAGTTCACGAACGGTTGTATTTAGATTATCAAAATCCCATAGACCGACGACACTCAAGCTGGTCTTAGATGGTAGATTGACGGTGACTTCGGAAGTACCTACATTGGTTCCTCCAGCTACACCACGAAATACATAGTCACTCTCAAATCCAGCAGTAGCCGATACTGTCTGGGAGAAAGAAACTGATGTGATCGCAATCAATCCTACGATTAGTTTAGTAATATATTTCTTCATATTTATTTTATATTTAGTTATTATTCTTCACGGTTTTCGCAAAGTACCGATAACTATATGATATAAAATCTTTTATGTCAATATATAAAATGGTGGACGTGAGGGGAGTTGAACCCCTGTGCTGTATAATATAACTACAACCATATACATGCTTATCTCTTATAATCCGACTAAGTTTGGTAGAGCACCACTTAGAAGTTGAGGACTCGTGTTTCTCGCTGTTGTTACGACCCTCGTCCTTACAACAGCAAGCAGATGGTCGAGCGTTTTATTCTATATATCTGCGTCAATAGATAAAACGGGTAGCAACTTAGGCTACAGCAACTTCGCTCTTACGGCTTACGCTTAGGAACGATGTCTTAGCAAGATTTCTCTTAGCATTTATTTTTTCCAACGGGTATTATACAGAGGCATTAGACTCTGTGCATGCGGACTGCATCTACACTATATAGTAGAATCCAGAACACGCCCATAATAAAGATAGAAAACGTGTAGGGGCTAGGTGTTTGGGCACCGGCACCGGAAATACATTCGGGTATTTCATCCTATCCCAACAACTTCGGCTATTTAGACAAGAATAAAACTTGATGCCTACTATGATGTTATGTGAGAATAGTCGCAAGTTTTACAAACAACGACTCTTTTAACTACCCTACACGCTTCTAAAAGTGATTCAAAGAACGACAACTATAATTATCTAGATATATCGTCTTGTCAATACTTTTTATTTGAGGAAATTTTTATAAAAATTATATTCTGGTTGACATATACAATACTTAGAATAATATTTTATTTTTATGTATAAACTATTTCTTGATGATGTAAGAGAACCGGAGCAAGTGACTTGGGTAAAACTACCAGATGGTCCTTGGGAAATTGTGCGTAATTATGATCAATTCGTTGAGCATATCTCAAAGAATGGCATTCCATCGTTTGTTGCCTTTGATCACGACCTCGCAGAAGAGCATTATGGTGCTAACCCAAGAAGTGAATTCAAAGAGAGAACGGGATATCATTGTGCTAAATGGCTGATTGAAAAGTGTATGGATGAAGACACGAACTTTCCGCACTATGTTGTGCATAGCATGAACCCAGTAGGAAAGATGAATATCACCAGCTTGGTCGAAAACTTCAAGAGCACCATCAAGTGAAGAAGTTATCATTCAAGAGTTCTGAACAAAAGATATGGTTTGTGTCCGACTTGCACGTTGGACACAACAAGCCATTTATATTAAATCCTCGCTTTTACAACAATGTAAATGAGGCAGTTCAGCATACTTTTGATATGATGTATAGTCATATTGGTCCAGATGATATACTATTCAATCTTGGCGATATGGTATGCGGTGCTGGAGCAAACTCGGAAGAATATGCGAAGCGAGTAATAACCATACCTTGTAAACAACATTACTATATTTGGGGCAATCATAGTGCTGGTATCAAGGGACTATATGACAAAGTAAGAAATGATATTGGTTTGCTTGCAGATGATATTGATATGTATCCTCTTCCATATCCAAATAGTCCATTTATTTTTCTTGGTCATTATGCGGAAGTGTTTATTGATAGCACGCCAGTTGTATTGACTCATTATCCTATTGCTTCGTGGAATCATATGGGGGATGGTGGGTATAATATCCACGGTCATTGTCATAGAAGCATGAAAGAGGATAATAGTCTTAAGCGTCTTGATGTAGGATGGGATTGGAAAAAGCGACCTGTTGAATGGAATGAGATTGTGCGAGAACTTAAATCAAACAAGTTTAGCCCAGTGGATCATCATGGTGCAGACACCAGTTCTTTTTTTGAATAAAATTTATGAAAAAACTAATACACAAAGATGGTAATCTGCTTACAGCAACGGACGTTGAAGTAATTGCTCATCAAGCCAACTGCCAAAACATATTTGGAGCAGGTATTGCCAAAAGCATAAAAGAAATGTATCCCAAGGCATATCACGCAGATACTATGGCATACAAGGATGGTAAGGCAGTGCTTGGAAGTTATAGTTTTTGTCATATGGATGGAAATCCTTTCAAGAAGATTTTTAACCTTTATGGTCAAAACTTGTATGGCTCAAAAACCAGAATGACAAACTACAATGCGTTGTATGATGCTCTTGAAGGAATGAAAAACTATCTTGTAGAGAATGATGAAGATTTACCAGTTCCAAATATTGGATTTCCATATCTTATGGGATGTGGATTAGGTGGCGGAGATTGGCGAATCGTGGAAAGGTTAATTGAAGTCGCCTTTCACAATTATGAAGGTGATATAATAATCTATAAATTTAAAGGATAATAAAAAAGCCCCGAGAAATCGGGGCTTTTGTTTTTTACTGGATAAGTTATGGCGTTGGCGTTGCCGTTGGCGTTGCCGTTGGCGTTGCCGTTGGCGTTGCCGTTGGTGTTGCCGTTGGTGCCGGTGTAGCGGATTGAGTCGGCGTCGGAGTAGGCGTTGCCGTTGGTGCTGGGGTTGCCGTTGGTGCTGGGGTTGCCGTTGGGGTTGGGGTTGGTCCCGTTCCGTCTTCTCCCCCAGCGCCTGCGCCAGGTGCAGCGTTTGCTTGTCTTGCCGCCATTTCTTCGTTGAAATCACGCACGATGCGAGCATATTGCTCCATCAGCTTATTCAACGGCATTCTGTTTTTGTTTATTTGATAGTAGGTTTGCCAAGGTATTAACATAATATGTATAAATATATGAATATTGTACTAAAACTTCATGTTTCTGAAGCGTTTTGCTGCTTTTCCCTGAAACTTTCTTATGTCTGTTCCTGCGTTTGTTTTTAGGAACTCTATGATCTTTTTCAATACTTGCATAAGCATTTTGACATCTTCTTTGGCGTCGTGCCATCCATCAATCTTTACTCCAAGTGCTTGACCTAACTTACCAAGACTTGAGCTATAGCTTTTGTATTTTGTTTTAGCGAGCAAGCCGTCCAGAACTTGTTTGGCTTCTGGATTTGTTTCTAATGCTTGTAATGCTGGGATGAAGAAGAATCTGGATATATTCACTGTATCTAATACAGGATATGTCTTCATTGGCGGCAAGCCGTGTAGTTTTCTTCTCGCCGCAATAACTTTCATATCAAATGTGGCATTATGTGCTAATATCACAACATTCTGATATCTATCCAAAAACTTCTCAAACTCAATCAGTGCTTCTTTTTCATCAAGCTTTTCTGCGTTTGGCACATCATAACCAGTCATCTTGAGTGCGTCTCTTGGATGAAGGTCTGGCTTACCATACTTCTTTTGTCTGCGTGCCATTTCTTTACCAAGATGTTTTGCTTCAGCACTATTTGGATCATTTAATGCGTTGTTTAGTGCAGGTCCAATATTTATCTTTTTGCTAAACTCGCCGATTTCATTGAATGTTGAACCATCATATACCATAGCAGCAATATGTGTTACTTGAATATATGATGTGTTTGGTTCTAAGCCAACGGTTTCTGTGTCAAACAATACTATTGTTTTACCGTCAAACTGCAAAAACTTTTCTAATACTTCACTTATATTGAAGGAATATAGCTTGGCTTCTTTTAGTATGTCTTTGAGTTTGATCATATCTATAAATATAAAGATATAAAAAAAGAGGGTGGAGAAATCCACCCTCTACTGGTTTTCTTTTTTATTGGCTTATTTTGAGTAATCTTGGTCGAAAATAATGACCAAGCCCAAAACTGCCCAACATACAACGGCTGCTACCATGATATGTTTCTCCTATCTTAGAGCCACAGACCCATAGGTTTGGTGGCTGTTATAACTGAGCATATAACTATATACCCGATGTTATAATAAATCGCTAAAATAGCAAGTATATTTTACTTTTTATAAACTAACCTATGACTGAAAGCTTGAGGTTTCGTATCAACACATCATTCTTGAAGTTTACAAGTTTGAGTTGAAGTTCGAACTTATCGCCGTTTGGTATAACTTCTTTCATCTTTCCAAGATGTCCAACAGTCATAGTAAATGAGTGTGTAATGGTTTTGTTTGTTGTACTCGGATCTCCATCCATTATCTTTACTCGACCAATATACTTTCCATTTACATATGCTTTGATGGCACATTTTCCAACGTGAAATACTGGTCCTGTTTCTATTTCCAATAATGATGTTCCGCCGTCTATTGCCTTACTAATCAAATCTTTTAACGTATTTTGCGGGCGAACATACAAAGATAACCCTTCACGTACTGTAGCATATTGATTTATTGGAGCAGATACACTGGCGTAGTTTGTTGATACGCTTGTGGGAACAGTCAAATTATTATCGGATGGTACAGCATATGATACTGTGTTCATCTTTGTCATAATATCTTTGATTGTTACAGTAACAGGAGAACCATCAATGTCTGGGAATGTATATACTTGTTGACCCCACGGACCATCAAGATCTGGCATTGGATTTCTGTATAGTGAGAATATGCGATCTATATTTCCGTGATGCATAAAGAATATAGGATCATTTGCCGCATATCTTAGAGTTCCCATATTACGATTCTTACCATAACGAGTACCTACCCAATCGTGGCCATCATTGTGTGGTCCAGATTCCACCAACCCTTGGCCAGTTGCTCTATCTGTAACAGGCTTCCCGCCAAATTGTTCCCAAGGGGTTGTAAGAACAAGATTGATATATTCTGGACTCATATAGTTTTTGCACTCTTGAACGTGAGCTTTTGAATCTTGTGAAACTTCGTTGTTTGGATCCATTTTGCTCTTTTGTATTGTTGGTCCACGATTTCCGTCAAACAATGCAATGTTGTCAAATCCAAGATTATCGGCGTTTACCATATTCTCTTGAGTAAGATCATATCCAAACAGCGGACTCGCCAAACCTCTTGCTTCACGTTCTTTTGTGTTTGGTATTTCTTGATGTGCACACCAATCCCAGAATGGATATGCAAAGGGTACACCGTTGTATCCCAACTTATCCAAACAGTTTGCGAGTATTCTTTCTAAGAAGAAAATATAGCCACGATGCCAAGGTAGAAAATGCCAACCCCAATGTACTTGAGGGTTTGCTGCATCCGAAGCTGTGCAGTGTTTCATATGAATATTTGCATATGATTCCCATTGGGTAGGTGTTCCCATAGGAAGAGTATTTCGCATATAGTCAACTGCTTTACACAGCGTTCTTACTTCTTCGTCGGTAAGATCATAAAAGCTTTTGCGAACTCTGTTTGGTTCTTTTCCAAATACAAAAGGTTTTGCGTTTGGATCACACAGTTCAACGGGCTTATTTATTCCACCCGGTTGAGCCGAATTCAATGTAGCTACACTGGTCAATCCGATGGCACCAGTACCAATAAATTTTCTTCTTGATATTTTCATAACCTATATAACTATAACTATAAAAAATAACAAAATATCATCTGACTACTAAACTTGTAGTTTCACTTTTTACAAGTCCAGCAGTATTGCGTGCTTCTACTTTATAGTTTCCTGAATCAGCAGTTGTAATATTGGCTAGTTTTAGGCTTGCATTTGTTTTGCCCGCTAAAACTACATTATTTTTATACCATACAAATCTTAAAGGTCCAGTTGCAGCAGCATCAACATTTGCTTTTATAGTAATATCATCGCCAACATATGCATCTGCTTGTAGACTATATAAATCACCTTCAAGCAACCAAAAGTTTCTGCTTATTCTGGTTAGTTTCCATTGCGAACCCATTTTTCGCGTTCTAAAAGCATCATCTGATTGTAGTATAACTACGCCATTTTCACCAACAATATTTATTGTACCATCTGATAATGCTGTGCCATATATTTCTGTACCCGTGCCAAATACGTTGGTTCTTTCAAATGGCACAACAAATCTAACCGTTGAGTTATTTGGCGTCTGCATCGCAATCAAATAACCAGAATCTCTGTTTGTTATTTTATATTCGGTGCTTGTGCTTATGGTTTTTACATCCAAAGCATATGATGTAAGAGCAACTGTCAAGAATGTCAGTAGTAGAAATATCTTTTTCATATACCGTATAAATATAATATATACGGTATGAAAATATTATAAACCGTTGATTAGTTTCTAATCATACTGATTTTCACGCCACTAATATATGGCGTGAATAATCAAACTTCAAGAATTTTATCCGCGAATAATTTGGATTCTAACCTGATTAGGAGCAACTGGCGTAACAACAACAATAGCAAGAGGATCGCTATCAGCAGTGCCCCAGTTATTGGTTGCACGAAGCTTGTATGTGCCAGCATCTGTTAGAGCAATGGCATTGAATACAAGATTAGCACCAGTAGCAACTTGTACATCATTCTTGAACCACGCAAATGTGATTGGAGTTGTGCCCTGTGCTTCACCAGCAAGTGTGATTTTTGTGCCAGTATATTCTGTTGATTGTGTTTGAGCAAACAAACTCGTAGCTGAAACTAACAACGCTAAAATGCCTGAGACTAGTAGTTTTTTCATAATTTATGGATTTTATCTTTCAACCATAAATATCTTCGTATATATGAAAAACGTATATATAAAAACTCATTGGAAAATTTTACCAACGATGTATTACGCCAGCAATAATAAACATATTGGTGATGATGTAAAAAAGTACAATGAGCGTGCGAACAAATGCAACTTTATCTGCTTCACAATTATCTTCACTTGCTTTTTCACCAAGTGATTTTGCCCATATTCTCCAAAATGATTTTAGCATAAAATTGGTAGCCGCAGTGGGATTTGAACCCACAATCCCGAAGGCAATTGATTTTAAGTCAATTATGTATATCCAGTTCCATCATACGGCCATAAAAATGGTAGTCGCGAAGGGACTCGAACCCCTGACCCTCTCGGTGTAAACGAGATGCTCTAACCAACTGAGCTACACGACCATACATTGGTAGCCGAGGTGGGAATCGAACCCACAATGCTTTCGCGCTTGATTTTGAGTCAAGTGGATATACCAGTTCTCCTACACGGCCATTATTTTTTTCTTTTCCAAGAATCTGTCAAAGCGTGACAATTACAGCATAATAACTGAAGATTGTCAATATTGTTATTAGTCCTATCGCCATCAATATGATGGACCTCAAGAGGTATTTTATTTTCCATCCACGTTGTTTGCTTACACGATTCGCATTTGTGGGTTCTTTCACCTATTAAGTGAGGTTTTAAGTAGGCTGCTCTTGTATAATCCGTCCAATCTTTTAATCTTTGTCCACTATTCCATCCCTGCCCCGTCCAGTGCGACGTATCAACATTTAATCTTTGTAGATTTCTTTTCATATTATTGAAACTCCCACCAGCCGGTCGAAGTCCCAAGGATTTGAGTAATCCAGCAAGACTTTTTACGTTTGCTGCATTGGCGATTATGTCTTTATCAGTATAATTTTTGTATTGTCTCATACTAATAAATATTAGATTGGAAAACAAAACAACAAATATTTTTTCGTCTTCCATTTACCACGCTCTAACAACTAAAAATTTGGTGGTCGAGAAGGGACTTGAACCCATACGCCTTGCGGCAAAAGCTTCTAAAACTTTCATGTCTGCCATTCCATCACTCGACCATAATCAAAGAACACCTATACTCTACACACTTTATTTATTTCGTCAAGAACTTTCTGCGATAAACTGCATATCCCAATCCAATCATTCCTGCAAACAATGCATATGTAGATGGTTCAGGTACCGCAGGGCCACAATAATCTTTATCATAACCACCTCCGCCGCCATAATATGGACGCTTGTATTTATCGTCATCATCGTCATCATCTTCATCGTCATCATCCCAATCATAACTGCTGCTCATACTAATCATCTGCACAGGGTCTGTATATGACGGCTGAAATGTGCTCATAATATCATAATTACCAAAATCTACAACAGAGTCATTGGCAAAAATGCCGCTAACAAACATAGTAAAGATAAACAATAGTTTCTTATTCATATGCTATAACTATACAGATTTTTATGCTATACTCAAGCATAAAATCTATAATAAGTAATAATACGGTTATATCTTATAATCTTCGTGCTCTATGCTTTTTAGACTATTGTATATGTAATGTACCCAATAATCAAGTTCGTGCGATTCATCTACTTTCAAATGATATTCATTTGGTTGCGTAAACAACTTTGTTGTATCAGTAAAATCTCTAACTGGTTTTCTTGCCATTAATATTACATAAGCATCTTTGGCGCCAAATGCCTCTCGTGCTGCTGCCGTAGGGCATACAAAATCTGCTATGGCATATACACCTGTTCTATTTACTATATCACATAATACTCCCATTCTTCTGGCGTGTTCTATTCTATCAGCTACATCAAACGTAAGGTCTTTATTTATTTTAGTTCTTATTTCGTCGGCGTTGAAATGAACAGCGTTCATTGCTTTTGCTAAAGCAGTAGATAATGTTGTTTTACCCGAACCAGGCAATCCCATGACAAGTATCTTTTTCATAACTACGGTTAGTGTTAATATTTATGTAAATTTTTACAGATTAAAAAACCAGTTCATCAAACTTTACAATTTGTAAACAATTTTTTTTCTTTTACGTGCTCAACTGGGCATTCGTAAAAATATCTTATTCTGTTTTTAAATCTATCTCTTTTTGAAACTTTTTTCCAATATTCGGAAGAGCTTGTAGTTACTATAAGAGCCGTAGTCATAGTGTCATTTAATATAACATATGCATACGGTTTTGGATCAGCATTATCGAATGTATGACATACGTCAACTATGATTGTTTTATAAGGAAAATCTTTTAGACCAGAAAATTTTAAAGATTTTCTATGTTTTACTTCTATTCTTTTATTTCCATTCAATTCATCAACAATTTCGAGATCTCCGTCGTCTGCATATTCTGCCATTTTCTCTACGCTTGGCCTTTCCTTGACTTCGAATATATTTACTTTTTTTCCTAATGAACGAAGCCAATCGGCGACGACTTCTACGGATTTTTTGCTTTCTCTCAAATCGGAGATAAAATTGGGATCTTCCTTTTCATACTTGGAAAAACTATATTTCATATAATGGTAGTGGGTGCGGCGTTTGAATCCGCTATCTTGGCTTATGAGACCAGCATTATACCACATTAATTAACCCACCCTAACAATTTGGTAGTCCCAGAGGGAATCGAACCCCCGCTCGGCACTAATCAGGTGCGCACAGTTTATAAGGCTGTCGGTGCTTCCAGTTACACTATGGGACCAAATCAACTAACAGTGACTAGTATGGATGTTATTTATCCAAAGTCAATAACTATTTTTCAATTAAGTTTTGTTTGAATATTTTCCAGCAATTTTCCCAAGTCCAATATGAACCATTCATCGCGACTATATCACGATTTAGTTTTAGCGACTTGTTGATACAATCTTCAAGATTATCTCCCATATATCCTGTCAACCCATCTTGAACAATATCTATTGGACCAGAAACGGGATATGCGGCTATTGGCGTGCCTAAACTCATTGCTTCTATCAAAACTATACCAAATGTGTCTGTTTTGCTGGGAAAACAAAATACATCTGCGTTTATATATTCATTTGCTAAATCTTTTCCGGTTTTGTATCCAAGGAACTTTACATTTTTATATTTTTTCTCTAAATGTTTTCTATATGGACCATCACCAACCAAGCGAACTTCATATTTGTCTTGTAGAACACACAAGTCATCCAGATTTTTTTCAAGGGATATTCTGCCAACATATAACACAACAGGAACTTCATTCTTTTTTCTTTGAGTTGTTGGCGTCAGCAGATTCTTATCAACTCCTCTTGTCCATATAACCATCTCAACGTCAAAATTGTTTTTACTCAGTTCATTCATCATTGACTTGGTAGTAACCAATACTCTACCAGAATGTTTATGAAACCATCTTACATAAGAATATGTGATACACTTTGGTATTTTATACATTTCATTCACATACTCTGGAAACTTTGTATGATATGAAGTGTTGTATTTGTATTTCTTACTATCACAATATAGTTTGGCAAAAAGTCCAAGCGGGCCTTCTGTAGAAATATGAATATAATCTGGATTGTATTCTTCTATCTTTTTTCCTAATCCAAATGGCAGGCTCATTTTTACTTCCGGATATCTTGGCATACTAAAATGCTTATACATTTCCGGTGAAATAAAGCATACCGTATGTCCATCATTTTCCGCCTGTATCTTTATATTCTTGTATGTAGTTACAACGCCATTTATTTGCGTGAAAAGATTATCCGTTACTATTAGTATCTTTTTCATTGTAGTGTATCAACTCAAATGTTCCATTGTGATGCTCTACTATGGCGGTCAATGATTCTACCCAATCGCCGCAGTTCATATAATGAACATCATTTATATGTTTCATTTCTGGATGATGTATATGACCGCATATTACGCCAACATATCCTTTTCTTTTACAATGATTAGATATATTAGTCTCAAACTTGAATATAAAATCAACGGCCTTTTTGACGCGATGCTTCAAAAACTTGCTGAAACTCCAATAACCAAATCCAAGTTTATGTCTTATCCAGTTATATTTTGTATTTAGGGCAAGAATAAAATCATAACTTTTGTCTCCAAGAAAACTAAGCCACGGAGCCAATCTTGTTATACCATCAAATAAATCTCCGTGAACAACAAGATATTTTTCACCATATACACTAATATGTTCTATTTCATTACATAACTTGATGTTTCCTACTTCAAGTTCATATGGCAGCATCAATCTGAAAAACTCATCGTGATTGCCAATAACATATACTATTTTGGTATCATTACGATGTAGTTTCAACAATCTTCTGATTACTTCAGAATGGCTGTTTTTCCATTTTGACCTGTTTTGTTGAAACTTCCAACCATCTATGACATCACCGACGAGATAAAGAGTCTCGCAACTGTTACATTTTAGAAAATTTTCTACCTCTTTCGCCTTGCTATTTTTAGAACCGAGATGTAGGTCGGATATAAAAATAGAGCGATATTTAGGTAGTTTCATTTAGTCCGCTTTATCTCCAAACATGAACTTGTTGGCAATAACATCTATGTTATGAAATGCTATGCTAACCTTATCTATAATCCAAGGATCTAACTTTACAGTTTCACTTGCCATAATCTCTTTTATACGCTTACACTTTTCTTCTATGGCAGTTAGTTGATATTCAATCATATCCTGCTGGCGTTCTGGATTTAATGTTACCATTTCATCCATTACTTCTTTGATAAGGTCTTTGAGTTCTGATTTTTTCATATAATAATAAATATATACACATAAACAAAAACCCAGCATTTACGCTGGGTTTTCGTGAGTTGATATATATTAACTATATCAAGGCTTTGGAGGCAGGAATGTGCCTGTACCAGCATTGACTGGATATACTCCACTCAAGTTGGCAGCAAAACTCAATGCACTCAAGTCTGTTACTCCCTTGGCATTGAATGTAAGTGCCGAGGTCTTTAACAGATTGGACAGCGTGATACTGCCACCCGCAGTCAGGGTCAAGGGGCCGACCACAGAGTTGGTCGCCTGTGCAGATGTATTGAAGATATCCGCACCGCTGGTAACGCTAGTAACGCCGCCGTTCAATAGACCAATGTTAGCAGAAGCAAGTTCAACAACATTGATTGCACCGGTACCAGTAGTGATAGAGATCAAGCCAAAGTTGTTATTTGGCTGAGTCAGTGCCACTTCAGCATTGTTGGTGTTTACAGTAACATTGCCACGAACATCGGCGGATGTAGCAGGTACTTGAGTAACTGTGGAGCCCTCAAGACCAACTGTAGATACAGTCAAGTTACCACCAACAACGGTAGTACCAAGAACTGTGCTGCGAGCCTGTGTGATATTAGCATCAGCAGTAGCAGTCAGCGTAACATTACCGAGGTTGTTTAGACCAGCAGGGTTGTTAAGAGTAACATTGCCACCAGACAGATTGCTAGTAGCAGCAGTCACGCGGCTAGTAGCCAGCAACTGTACGATGTCGTTCTTGCTAGCAGCAACCAGATTGCCAGTAACAGCAACACGGTTCAAGTTCAGCGTAGCGTCTTCAAGGATAGTAGCATTACCACCAACGGTCAGACTTACAGGACCAAAACTGTGCTTGGCGCGTGTAATATTAGTGTCACCAGTTGTAACAAAGGCTGTTGGACCATATACGAACAGTCCTTCAGCACCATCAACGACGCTAGGAGCGGTGAATGTAGTGTTACCTGTGCTAGCAATAGCAACCTTATTCAGCGAGACGCGGGAGTTGGCAGATACATTAGTATCACCAGTTCCGCTGCTGGCAACATCAGTAAGATTTACCATGTTACCAGACAATGTCAGGTTACCAGCAGCAAGTGCGGTATAGTTAGTAGTAGCAGCAGTGCTGGCTACAACAATATTGTTACCAGACACAGTCACATTTGTGCTAGAAACTCTGGGTAAAGAAATGTCCTTACCAGACACAGCCAGATTGGCAACATTGAGTGTACCAGTTCCCTGCGTAACTGCACCAGCAGCAATAGTACCGGTGGCATTGATAGTGATGTTACCCGTGGATGTAATAAATCCATTCGGAGCAATCACGACGCTTCCGCCAGATGTAGACACATCAGTCTTGCCGTTGAGCACCATGGGAGCAGATGCAGACGAACCAATCGTGACTGTGCCACCATAGGTATTGACAACAAGGTTACCAGTTACTACAGCACCACCGATATTAGCAGCACGCGAAGCAATTGTGATACTATCACCAACAGACTGAATGATGGCACCATCATTTACGGTGACACCGTTAACCAGAACGCTGGTGGGTAGATTGTCTTGGCTGGGCAACTTACCATTGGTATTCCAGTATCCAAGAGATACAGTGGGATCATCCACAGTGCTAACATATAGTCCAGCAACATTGATGGTGCTGGTGCCGCCGATCAAAACGCCACCCGGATTAAGGATAAACACTTTGCCATTGGACTCAATAGCACCGTTGATTGTAGATGCTGCTCCACCAGTAACAATGTTTAGAACAGATGAACCGGCAGACGGCAGTGTATATTCAATGCGTTCACCCGTATTGAATGTGCTTGTGCCGCTACCAAATGCCTGCCAAGACAACACGGCCTTGTTTGGTGCAGAAACATTCAGCGTGGTCGCTGTTCCTGTTACATTTACACCCGTTGTGGTTTGTAGATTGCTGACATCAATGCTAGGAATAGCAAAGACATAACCAGCGAATACAAACGCCATGAACAAAGAAAAAGTCTTTGTCCAAAACGAGTTATTTCGTGTATTAGTATTATTGTATTTCATATTTATTTTATGTATTTGTCTTTTACGACTTTGAACCGATAAATATACACGTATATACGACAGCGTCAAGTAAAAACTTCTTATATATATTTTTATATATACGATTTGATATATATTATCACTTATGTACACATATAAATGCCGCATCAACAAAGTTTTAGACGGTGACACCGTTGAAATAGATTTGGACTTGGGTTTCAATACAACCCTAGCTAACCAAAAAGTAAGATTGCTTGGTATAGACGCACCAGAATCTCGTACAACAAACAAAGAAGAAAAAGTGCGTGGTGCTCTTTCTAAAAAGAAACTACAAGAAAAACTACCTGTAGGTTGTTCTGTAAAGATTATTACTCACAAGAATGATAATAACGACGACAAGTTTGGCCGCATACTTGGCGAGTTTATTCTTGATGATGGCACCAATCTAAACAAGTGGATGATAGAGAATAACTATGCTGTTCCTTATCTTGGCGAAAATAAGGAACTGGTGCAAGAAGCACATCAAATCAATAAGAAGAAACTTATTGAGCGTGGCGAGTTGACTGCTTAATTGTCCAACTCTCTTGGGTCAAATACATTCCAGCCATCTGGCTTTCTTGTATCGCCAAACTTACGATTATACATCCAATATAGTTTGGTGACTATTTCTGGCCATACAAACACTTTTGCGTTTGTGCCAATCAAATTTAGTGTATTCTTATCAAAATATCTGCCGCGAATAATGATTGGACCGCCATCTTTGTTTTTACAGTTGATAAAAGTAAATCTGCGTGTCTTTGGACGATCTTGTTGGTCATAGATGCTATAATCACCAAGTAGTATGTCGTTAAATACACAACTACTGAAAGTAACATCGTGTACGCCGCCTTTTATACCAATATCACACACTTCATTTAGAGCATATGGCGATTTGATTGTTTGACGCACGCCATCATTTATAAATGTGCAATCTGTAAAAGCAACATTGCCGCCACGAACCATATCAAATGCTCGTGCGGTTCCATTTTTGAATATACAGTTCTTATATTCAAGACCAAAAGTCAGTGATGCTTTACCACCCCATCTAGTGTCTTGACCGTCTATAGTGCAGTTGTTTACAGCACTATCATCATTTTGACTAAAGCAGAAAACAGATAATCCGTCGGTTCTGTTGTCTGATGTGTTTGGATTAAACGTATTTGATTTATCAAACGTTTGATTTTCTATTACGATATTTGTTATAGCCATAATAGCTATAAATATCGTTTATAAAAAATATTATATTATAACAAACTGGCGGAAGAGGTGAGATTCGAACTCACGGTGACATTACTGCCACGACGGTTTTCAAGACCGTTGCCTTAAACCACTCAGCCACTCTTCCATAAAAATAACTACTAAACTCTTCCTTTTTTCCAACCAAGCGGAATACTATCATTCCTCATTATCTTCTTATTGTCAACACCATTCGTTATCCACATCGTACCATACGCAGGGTTATTTTTCCCGTTATATTTTCCCGTTTTGGCTTTTTTCATTTTTTCTCTAGTTTCCAATGAATGTTTTCTGTTTGAAAATGTACCCCGATTGACCAAATAATGAAGTTTCAATCCATTAGAAATTTTCTGTCCAAATTCTTTTTTGTATTCTTGATTTTCTAGCATCTTTTCAAATTTTGAATGCATCTCTCGTAATTCGTTCTTGTCTCTCACGCCCGATGCCCGTCCTGTCAAATTGCCCATTTTATTCCGATTGATGAAATCAAATCCACCACATCCTCCCAATTTTATATTGTATGTGTCATCTCTTGCTATAAATTCTTCATCCACAATATCGGCTTCTTTTTGCCACATTTCTTCTTCACTCGAACATTCAAACAAAATTTCTTTTTCAAAATTTTCTTTTCCGTGTTTAGCAACAGATCTTTCCAATATAAGACCGGATCCAAAATAAGCATCGTCTTTGTTGCCAGTTTTATGAGCACCAACATAAAACTTGTTGTTCAACTTATTGGTAATCTTATAAATCAAATAGTGCATACCAATAAATATAGTTCAAAATGCTAATTTGAACTATTTTGAACTTATTATAATGGCGGAAAAAGAGGGATTCGAACCCTCGGTAGGGATTTAAACCCCTACAACGGTTTAGCAAACCGTCTCTTTAGACCACTCAGACATTTTTCCAAGACAAAAGAACCCTACGATATAAGTAGGGTTCTGTCAAGATTATAACTTTATTATATTTTATTTAGAAGTGCTTACTTCTGGAGCATCTAGTGGCGTAGGTGCTGTTGTATAACCCGGCTTTTTTGTTTCTCTTGCCTTACAGCAATCAGCACATTTGCAGGTAGTTGAACTGCCGCCGCCAACAAAAAATCCATATTCATGTTTTTCTGTGTTGGCGAAGATACCAACTTCTTTTCTGCCTCCAACAACAAGCAATCCGCATAGCAGAATAACAAGTAATAGCACGACAATGGGAGTAATCTTTGTTTTGCATTTGCCTGTGCAACAATCTGGCTCAGACACAAACAACGATACAATAAATGCCCATATTGCCAAAATAGCATTACGAATCGCACGAACAACACTACCAATCAATCCTAATATATAGTTTATTATAGTTTTCATATGTTTAAAAAAGTTATGTAATATATAAATATGGATATGAAAACTATTTATCTAGCCTTGTGTATCTAGAATATACAGACTCTAGTACAGAGTTCTGTTTCAAGAACTTATCTGCCATCTTGGAAATTTTTTTATGACATACTCCGTCATAAAATGCGTCAGATATTTCTTTCGCAGTTACTGGTTTGATAGATTTTTTCTTTTTTGGCATATGTTTACTTGTATATATTACACATCGCAGATATTATGCCAATTATAAAATGGTACAGGTGGTGAGATTTGAACTCACAATCTTTCCGCCCCAAACGGAACGCGATAACCAGATTACGCTACACCTGTATAAGTGGTGTAATCAAATACACTAGTTATATCTATTACACCACGATATAACTATTACTTACCTTCCACAAATCGATAGAGTTTTGTAGCAATTTCCATTGCTTCCTCTACGCGATTATCTTTTGGCAATTCCCATGTTCCTTTATCACCAGCAACATGGCGACGGCGTTCGAGTTCGTTGAAATAAGCAGAATCTGCTTGACCTATTGCTAGACCAAGAATTTCCAATCTAATTTCATAACCATTCTTACCCGTCTTTTGTGTATTTGTGTCTTTCATTGTGTGTGTATGAAATGATTTGCGTTATTGCATCTCATTTCGCACATCATAATGAAGTAAAAATCTATTTTGTCAAGTATATAAAAAAGACTTGTCGTTAGTATCGTATGCGACGCCACGAAGGGACTGCCCTAGTTATGTGTGAAAATATTGGGAGGAATAATGATTACCTCCATTCCAACTCCGATATTTCAGTTATTCAGTCAGATGATACCGTCGCATCATAATGGTTCGCAATGTCATATGTTATTCTACATACAAACCATACCTCTGGTAGCTTCGGTTGGCCAACCTAGGCTTCAGCATAGTACCTTACTTACTACTCGGAGCAGAAACTTACCTATACTCTTCGTATAGATAATGCGTTAGTCCCATTTGATAAGACTTTTTCCGCCACAAAAATGGTGGACCCAACAGGGTTCGAACCTGCGACCTTCTGCTTGCAAAGCAGCTTCTCTACCAACTGAGATATGAGCCCATTATTTGAAAGAACGAGAATAACTATGTACTAGTTTAATAGAAAGTCAACAACATTCTATCATTTTATATATATTTATAATTGTGAAACTATATCTACTAGCTAAAAAAATATTAGAAAATGATTATAAAGGAACGCATAAAGCTCCAAGTAAATCAAACGGCTCTCCTTTACACGACCTTACGCAGATATATCCAGATGACATATACTCAAATAAAGCAGTAGCATATTATGGCGATAGAGCAACAGATTATAGTGACCAGTTGTCTATTAGCATAATGCATAATACCAAAGATAAACCAGACGCTAAAGTAAAGATATATCGTGCAGTTCCTTCAAATATACAAGGAGATATAAATGCGAGTGATTGGGTGACTATCAATAAGCAATATGCAGTTACTCACGGCGAAAGAACACTTGGTGGAGATTATAAAATAATAACCAAAGTTGTGCCAGCAAAGCATCTATATACAGACGCTAATAGTATTCACGAGTTTGGATATGACCCAAGTTAAATGGTGGTAGAGGTGGATCCTGACACCACAACCTGTCCGTTATCAACAGACTGCTCTTCCTTTGAGCTACTCTACCATAAAAACTATTTATAATTCATATATATGAAATATGAATAAAGAAAATGTTATAGTACACGCGGTGTGGGTTGGTGACAGTTTAAGCTTAATGGAACAACTCACAATAAAATTATTGCAGCTACACGGTCACGAAGTACATCTTTGGTGTTATGACAAAATAAAAAATGTACCAGACAAAACAATCTTACGAGACGCGGCGGATATAATGCCCAAAAGTTCAATTTTCTCATTTCAAGGAGAATATTTACCATATATTCCAAACGGGGGTATAGGTTCATTAAGTCATTGGTCTGATCAGTTTCAATGTAAGCTTCTTGCTATGGAAGGTGGAATATATTCCCAATTGGATGTAGCTTATTTGGCACCAATTAATTATAACCCAGAATATCTATTTGTTGATATTTTGGATGCAAGAAAAACATTAAGCACTTTCTTGATGAAATGTCCAAAAGGTTCTTCATTTGCGATTGAAGCATACAAAGAATTATCCATGAAAATAAATTATTTAACAATGCCATATCTACATTGGGATTGTTCTATGAATTTGTGTATGGACATACTGGTAAACAGAACAAATATAACCACAAAGAAATGTCGAGAATGTTTTTTGCATCAAAAACATTATTTGGACCTTGGATGTAAAAAAACTGGCCCATTTTTTGGACCTTTCGAATTTCCGAAGGATTTATTGGCAATACACTGGTCGAATGCGACATTGAATGTATATAAAAATCATCCTATACCAAATTCATTTTACGAATCACTATTGAGATTCGTTGGACTAGTTTAGATCAAGATCAGTAAAATCATTGAGTATACCTTCATATCGCTTATCTTGCTTGTATATTTCAAGTATACGTTGATGCTCATAATCACTGGTTGGTATCCATTTAGGCGGTTCACCTTTTAGGAATATAACCGTGTATGCTCTATGTTTATCTACTGCTCTGCGTATTATTATCATATGAATATATATAGTGGCTGTTCCTCATGGATTCGAACCATGACAAAGCGAGTCAAAGTCGCTTGTGCTACCATTACACCAAGGAACAAAATAAACTGGTAGCCCCAGTGGGTCACGATCCCACCTCTCCTGCTTGAAAGGCAGGCGAACTCAACCATTATTCTATGGGGCCAAATTGGTAGGAGTACTAGGAATTTAACCTAGATTACAACGTCCGTAGCGTTGCGTGTTATACATTACACTATACTCCCATAAATTGGTCCCTTCACTACCATAGGGGATCGCCACGGTTGGTAGGACAGCGGATCAGGCTGGTGGCTTCTTCATATGAAGTTGGTGGTGCCGATTGGACTCGAACCAATGTAGACCGTTAGGTCGGGAAATTTACAGTCTCCTGCAATTGCCACTATGCGACGACACCATTAAAATTTTGGCGGGGTGCATCGGATTTGCACCGACTATCTATAGATTGACAATCTATCGCTTGTGCTTCATAAGCTCCCACCCCCATAAATGAATTACCAGTGTGGGGCTCTCACCCACCATACACTATTTTTCTCCGTTATGGCCCGAACATATCGTGCACTCTGTTCTTGGAACATTACCCGCTTCTTTTGCCTTGGCTCACGTTTAGCGAATAATGTCCGGCTTATCGGGCGTCGTACCTGTCACTTGGTCTTGCAGAAACGACCCACAAGATTGCTGATGTGTATGCTACGACCGCTAAGACTCTGCGTCTTACTGGTAAAGTAAAAATTTAGCTTGCGTTTACTGGACATCCTTGACCAACGTTTGGTGGTCTTACCTCAATATACTGATCTACATGGTCGCCGTGGGTATTTTTGTCCAAATGATACGCAATAAAAAATGGTAATACATCTGCGACAAAATGAAATGGAGAATTTAGTTTGCTTGCTGGAGATTCTTTGTCGGCGGTTCCTGCACCTGGGCCACTCGTTAATAAGTTTCCGTCTGCATCATAACAGCACTGCTGTCCTTCTTTTGACCGCAATTCCCACTTTGCACCTGGATGTAAAAACTGCTTTAAAATGGTGCTTGGTCCAGAAAATTCTTTGCTTGGACTTTTTGGTTCTCCGCCAGACATATCCAACTTGCACGGGCAATCAGGTAAATCGTTCACCCAACCCATATCTTTTTTTTCTTTATTAAACCAGCGATTGAACCAAGCTTCTACTTTTTCCGTGCCATTTTTTTTAATAATTTCCATCGCTTTATCTATCGCATAGCCAACATCATCCGAAAACCTTTCATTCAACAGACTTTCGACGTATAATCTATTACGCTCAAGTTCTTGCTTTGTTTCAAGTAATAGACTGTCGTTATTATAAAAATCTTTGTATTTCATACTACTATAAATATAATAAAATTCGACAAAAAATGGCACGGACGGAGAGAATCGCACTCTCGTCATCGGTTTTGGAGACCGAGGCACTACTAATATACCACGTCCGTATTAAATGGTGGATCATCACGGTACTGCCCCGTGTTCTCAAGGTTAAGAGCCTAGAGCATCACTTCTTATGCTTATGATCCATAAAATGGTGGGAATGGACGGGTATGCTCCGTCTCACACAGATTCACAATCTGTTATGCTTCTGATTACATCACAATCCCCGTAAATGGCTGTCCCAGCACGGTTCGAACGTGCGACCTTGAAATTAACAATTTCTTGCTCTGCCAACTGAGCTATGGGACAATAAATTGTAAAAAGTGTTTGGTCAAGAAACTTACTCATTTAAGATACTTTTTGGCCAATGGGGTCAATTCCATTCCAGCATCTTGAAGTTGTTTGACTGCTTCTTTTCTGGTTCTTATCTTGTTTTTTAATCTACCTTCTAGCGTTGGCAATTTGATTTTATTTTTCATATTGGAGTATGTGACTGGACTTGCACCAGCATAAATGTCTTTTGCAGAGACCGCCCTATCTATTTCGGGCACACACATACATAAATTTGGTGCGGTAGACAGGGCTCGAACCTGCGACATCAAGCTTGGAAGGATTGCGCTCTACCAACTGAGCTACTACCGCAAAAATTTTAGTATCTGTTTTTTATACGTTTGGTTGATCTACGCGGCTTTTTCTTTGCCACACAGTCCCCCTTACACCTGAATAATGCCACACCCAGTATAATTGTCAAGGCAGCAGTGAAATATACTACTTTTTCATATGCTACTAATTCATCCAACGCAATTTTTCTTGAATTTTCCGCCGCATCAAACTTATTATCCAGTATCTTGTTTATGATTTCCGTTACGGGATCTATTAGACGATATAACTCTCCATTATACAATTGTGCGTGTATTTCTTTTACATCTCCACGCACACTCAATACTTGTATCTTTTTGATATATTCTGTTACTCGCTGTGTGCGTATAAACAACTCTTTGTCGTCTATTGTTTCTTTTCCTTCTACATTTTTCTTGTATGACGTAAGTAAAGTTTGTTGCTGTTGTAGCGTTTTTGTTAGCGTGTTTCTAAACTGATCTAGTGTTATAAGATCGTGCGATACTTTGACTTGACTATCTACAAGCGTAAGACCATATGAGTCAAACAACGGACTAAGTGTATTTGTTACAACCTCAAATTCTTTATACGAATGATCAATCTTTGAACGCAGCATTGAACTTGTGTATAGCCCCTTTGATACAAAAATGGACACAATAAAAAGCATTACAATAATGGCGTGTTTTGATTTCATTTTTTATTGATAAACTTTGCTGGGTTTTTGGATACTTGCTTTGCTAATCTTGCCAATCCTTGTAATAACTCAGGTGATATTACACCAACAACACCATATATTATTGCTTTGGTTAGGCTGGATATGTCAGTTTGTTCCAACATAAACCACGCTATTATAGAGCATATAGATGCAGCAAATATCTTTTTGAGTTGTTCTACCCACGGCATTTTACTGTCGTCTGTAAGTAATCTTGCGACCATTCCTGCCGCACCTACCAGTGCTACAAGCCATCCGCCAGTCAAAAACTCTCTTATCAGGTCTTTATCATCTGCCATATATTTGTATATCTATAGATATAATATATATGTCAAAAAACTATATAAAATTATTTACAATTAGCAAATACGTAATACTACGTATTTCCCATTCCGAACCGCGTGGAGGTTTGTAAAACTCGGAACACTAAAAGAATATATCTCAACGGGATTGATTACCCATCTTATTAATATATTCTTTCATTTATAAGAACAATATATTCACTTCGTGCTCACAACAAGTTATCTCTGTCACTATCCTAACCTAAACTTGTTGATTTGCTTCCCACAAAACGGTCCTCTCTATTATGAGTCCGGTGGCTATTTTAACGCTTAAATAGGTGCGTTTTTACCTCTATCCCTAACAAAATTGATTTTTCTAAAGAACAACTAACACTCTACACACTTTTTATACTTTGTCAAATACTATTTTGATTTTTCTCCAAATAAAAACCCCACCTTTTTTACGGGTGGGGCTTTATAGGTTGGAAAATTTACTTTTCTCCTCTTAAGCCACACCCTCCTTTGTATCGCCTTCAGCGGCTCCAATGGATGGTTGTGCAATGAAGCAGATACCCCAATTGGAGCTTGTATTGCTATACTGTAGATGTGATGTGCTATTCATTTCTTACTATAAATATGACTATGATACGAAAAAAGTGAGAAGTCAAACACTTTTTTCATTATTGTATAACCGCCTAAACCTTTCAGTTATCTCATACGGATGATAAAAGAAAGTTTGGCCGTCATCAAACTTGATAAAGTCAAACTGTATGCCTTTTACTTGTTTCCTTGTACCTGTATATGTTGCCATTTTTCCCGTAGGAATATGAACAAGTCGTTCATTTTCAGCGAAATGATGTTCTGCGTATGCGTTTTTCATTCTTTGTATTTCTCCAAGAAGCGGTTTGATATTGTCTTGAAACTCAAGCGACCTTTTAGCACATCGCTGTATGTCTCAACGCTTGGACGCCAAACAATACCTTCGGCTGGTGTACCGTTAGAATAGTTCAGTTCATTGGCAATGCTCAAAAAATAATCAACACTCTTGGGCACAACATCATTACCAAGTTGAATAATATGTACAGTATCTACAATCTTGATGTTATGTTTCTTACCAAAGCCAATCAAATCTTCTCTGTTGAGATATTTGCCACTATCAATGTCATATAGATTGAAAAGATATAATTCAATCTCTTTGAACCCAAGACGATTTGCTTGTATGCCCGGTCCAACCATTTCACCTTGAATACACAGGTTGCGATGTTCACTGCGAAGAATCTCTTCAAGTTTGAGTTTGCGAGCCATCTTCCAATGAGCATTATCTTCTGTTTCTTTCAGGTTGAGATTGCGAGAGCATACACCAAACTCATCATCGCGACGATATGCCGTAAAACTTGTGCCGTCCATCTTTAGTGTGCCAATGAGCACCAATCCTTTATTGCTTGCTTCAACAAGCACATTTGGTTCAGATTGCAGACGAACTTCATCTGTCTTATGTAAGAAAGATGGAAAGTTTCCTTTGACCATTCCGCTCAAATGAGCAGGTACAACAGGTTCATATTTTTCAACACCAACAAGCGATGTAACATCCTGACCAACTTCATATTCACCTTGGGGTAGAATAGAAAGCGGCAATGCCAATCCTTGCGAAAGTTGGCCGCGAAGACGAATAGTTTTTACACGCAGTTTCTTATCTGCTTCCTTACGAAGATGATCATTCCAACTTGCGATAGGAAGTACAGAGTCAATCTCAAAATATACACACTTGTCATTTGGTTGAAACTCATTCTTTTTTACAACACATTCCCACCCAAGAACTTTAGCACAAAGAATAGCATCTGCTCCATTTATAGGGTTCAGTTCTTTGATAAGTTGAATAGATGCCAGTTTTCGGTCCATAATGCTATTACCATACACTATAATAACCTTTTGTCAATATGTTTTTAGCCCTTGATATATATTTATTATAATCAAGCATATATGATTTCACTACTTTCTCTATTACAAGAAGCACTTAGCGGCAAAGGATTTTATGACCAGCTTGTAAGTCCTTCGTTCAGAACACAGGATACATTCCCAGTAAAGATAGACTTTATTGTTGATAATAAGAAAGTAGAAGTAAGTATTCCTGTAAAGATTACCATGAATAATCTAAAGCGAGAAGTTGACCAATACTTGCGTGCGCCTGGTGAAATGAAAACCAAGCTTGATACATATGCCTACTGGTATGACAACTTCAATAAGCTTGTGTTTCAAAGTATGGGAGAAAGTGATGGTTGTTTGTTCTTGGCGGCTTGCGGTTATTGTTCTGCCAACACCGCACTTGACCAAAACATTCTTGAAGCCGCTAAACTATACACCGCAGTAAAAAAAGATTTTGGTAGTGAAGAAGGTAAGCAGGCACTTTCAGATATTGCCGCTAATGTAAAGAGTAATCTAAAAGATAAAGATCTGGCGTTCTTGGCAAAATATCCAAACAGTGCATATGCCAATCTACTTCTTCCAAAGAAAGACTATACTGGAAAGAAGATTGAAAAGGGGCCAAAGAAAGGTCAAGATGACATCTTTAGTGAAGTTACCGTGTCAAACGCCAAGATTCCAAACTTCAATACATATGTAAAGTATTACCTTCAGCATAATGGAAATGTATCAAAAGAAGAACTATACAAAGATCTTGAATCTGGTGTATTTACCATCAGCGGTACAAAAATCAACTCGTTCCTTATCAATCTTATATTTCCTGGCAAAAAATGGGCAGGCAAGATTGACCCTGCGACCATTGACCGCTGGATGATACGTGTATTCTTTGATGAACCATTGAAGAACATGGTTGAAAATGACATCACAGATTGGATTGCTCATATCCCAGACGATGAAGATGAAGAAGAAAAGGTCGATGAAGCAAAGCCAAAGAAACCAAAAAAGCCAAAGCTTTCGCCGGAAGAAGAAATGCTTGCCAAGAAAAAGAAATCATTGGAAAAAAAGAAAAATGCCATCGTAAACAAAATAGTAATGAAGCTGTTTGGCGATGATTATATACGTCAGAACCTGGTAAAGATACTACACGAAGAAGCACAAAAGATTGGTCTTACATCATATCAACTACAGGCACTTGCTTGGGTAAATATACGTGAAAGATATGATGAACCTGCTGCCAAGTTCGCCAAGTTTGAAGATGTTATGGAATATGCCAGAGATGCTGCCAGCACAGTTATGGCAATAGATCCAAACATCAACTCGGTGATGAACACGATCAAGATACTTTCATCTGGACCAAGATTCAAGTTCACCAATCCACAACAGGTTGTTGATACAATAGAAAACGCAGAAAGATATGAAAAGGTATATTTTCTGCCACCAAAAATCGCCAAAGCAAAGAAAGACAAGGGCTCTACGATTGATTATACCAAAATCAAAGTTGGTATGGTAAGCGACAATAAGGCGGATATATACAATCTGAAAATATCCAAAAAGAAGCCGATACAATCAATAGATGGAGCAAACAGAGCAGAAACACTCAAGAAAGTTCTTGATTGGATTTTAAACTATAAAACATAACCAAACATATGCCAGCACCAATCATACCAGGACCAAACAATCAACTGATTACAGGATCTTTACCCACTCAGTATGGATTTACTTCAAACTATGTACAATCGGATACAGGAAGTGTAACAATAGCAAGTGGTTCAACTACTCCTGCGTCCGTTGTTAATGTTTCAATAACTACCACGGGAAATCCCGTATTTATTTCTTGTACCGGAGATGCAAACCCATCAACGGGTGGAGGGTGGTGTGTATTTCAACTATATAGAGACAGCACCGCAATTGGAAAGAAAATTCAAGCAGAAAGTTCCGATAGCAACGAGAATGTTCCATATGGAATTACATGTATTGATAATCTGCCCGCCGGTACATATACATATTCTCTCAAAGTTACATCAATTGCTGGTAGTAATTTTACATTCGGTGAGCCAGATGGCCCCAACTTAACAGTGTTTGAAATAAGATGATACAAAAAAGCCCGCCAAATAGGCGGGCTTCTTGTTTATACATTATCGTATTATTTGGTATATAGATTTTTGAACTTGTTGAAGGTAGATTCAAATAAAGTTTCAGTCATTGGGTCCACATTGATATTTCCGGATTTCATTGTATTGATAAATGTATCAAGTTTTCCGTCGCCACCTTTTTCTGTTTGAGGCATTATTGCTCTTTCATATTCACCGGGACGCTGCTTTATAAGTAGAACATTTTTCCAAAGATATGGTATTATTACATTACTAACAAATTGTACGTTGTTTCCAGCGGCGGCATCATCGGCCTCTTGCAATTTGGATTTCATCTCAGCTTCAACTATTTTAAATGATTTTAATGCAGCTTCATTGTTATCTAAGTTTGCGTGAATCCACTTGGCAAATCCATCCTGCGCTACTTTGAACAGGTCTGTGTCCGTTGATTGTCCACCCGTAGTTGGTAGTTCTTTTCTAGTGGCTGCTATTCCGAGGTGAATCTTTTTCAAAATTGTAGTTGGATCTGATTTTCCTTCGAAGGTAATATTATATACTGGGATGACTCCTTTTGGATTTAAACAAAAAATTTGAGACCAACGATGGTGTCCGTCGATAACATAGTTTCCAGAAACAATTATGGGTAGCATACTTCCTTTGGCATCTCTTATATAAGATACAATATTTTCGGGCTGCTTATTGAACGGCCAATTGAGAGATTTTTCCAAAAATACTTCATTTTGCGTCGGTATCAGCGACAAAACTGGCACCTCATTTTGTTGTATCCGTATAACATCATCGTCAGTTGCCCCATCTTCTTTAGCCGCCATCAAAAATGCTTGTACCTTTGGGTCAGTAATTGCACTCTGCAATTCTTTGACGAAAGAGCCCAAATCTTTTTTCAGCATTTGTCCAAATTTTATTTTGTATTGCTTTATTTCGGCGGGAGTGAGCGACGCCTCCTCACCAATCAATCCATTTCGGCTTTCTAATACCAATTTCTTATGCTTCTCAAAGGTAGATTCAAATATATTCATACTGGTCTATAATAAGGTTATGTGTATAAATATATATAAAAAACAAAACCCACCGTTTTTTGGTGGGTTTTTATATTACAACCACTTCTTTACTTCACTATCGTTGTTATATCCACCCTGCTTGGCAAGTGCTTTGATTTTCTTCATTTCATCGCCTTTGATTTCTTCTGCCATCACATTTACAGGGTGCATATCGTATATCTTACCATTGTCGGTAAGATAATACTTTTTTTCGCCTGCTTCTAATCTAACAACCTTATTGTCTGTAAAAAATACAGCGTCTGTTATTTTCATGACACTTCTTTTACTTCGCCACTTAGTGTAACTAACCCATCAACTGGCGTCCAGTTTGTTATTTTGTTGCTATCTACTGGCTTGCCACCAATTCGTCTATTTACTGCTACCGTGATATGCGGTATAGTATTCTTGCTATAAAAACCAACTACTCTTACGGCAATAGCCTTGTCGCTGATACCATAATGAGTAATATCCAGTTTTTGCTTGGTGCCAAGATATTGTTTTATAAACTCGGGAGCATTGCCCATACTTATGGTCATATGATGGCAGATCATTTCCCAGCCATTATCACGCACAAGAATAGGCAATCTAACGCCATTTAGCTTAATATTGTCATCTGCCCATTTGGTGAGCTTTAGATGTGACTTTTCGTCTAATACAACAGCGGTATACATATTATTCTGGTAGTTTATAGTTGTCTGGAACTTCGTTCTTTATAACGAGCAAAGCATATTCTTCGAGCGACAACCCCAAAGATTCATGCAAGTCTTCGCCCTGTGGTGTATTTTTCCACACTTTGATGCGTGACTGGATCCTTGCTTCAAGTTTAGGATTGTCGGCTAACTTCATATTATTTGGTGATTGTTAGTACCTTATAAATAGTTGCCATAAAGCATATTTCTCTGTCTGCCACAGATGCTTCTTGATATTGACCTTCTGCAAGAGCAAGAATAACTTCACCTTGAACATTGCTGGCATATACATCAACCTTTTCATACATCTCTGTATAAAGATCGCTGAAGTTCTTTAGACTGTTATCTGCCACAAGTTGGCGAATGTCTGTGAATGCCTGCTTCTTGTTTGTATTCTTGAGCATATCAATCAGTTTGGACTTGATATCACCCTGTAATACATCTTCTTTGGCAAGTTTGAGTTGAGCATTGATTACTCCACGCTGTGCGGTATTGATAATGGCACGAATGTCTGGATAATGACTATTGACGAGCAATACAACACTCTCCTTATCAAACTTGACATTTTCCTTTTGTAGAATCTTTACAAGATTGGCGGCAACATCCTTCTTGGTGGGAGGATGAATAGCATAAGACTGACAACGAGACTGAATCGGCTCGGTGATGCGTTCGTAATAATTACAAGTAAGTATGAAGCGAGTGTTCATACTATATGTCTCCATCGTATTACGCAGACCTGCCTGACCGGCAGCGGTCAAATAGTCAGCCTCGTCAAGAATAATGACCTTCAATCCATTGAAGCCAATGGTCGAGGCGAAGTTCTTGATCTTTACACGAATGGTGTCAATGCCGTTGTCATCCGAAGCATTGATGTAGAGTACATCACACTTGATGCTCTTCGTGATAAGTTTCGCAAGAGTAGTTTTGCCAGTTCCAGCGCCACCATATAAGAGTAGATGTGGTATGTCATTTTCGTTGATATATTGCTTTACCTTTTCCTTCAGAACTTCGTTGCCAACATAATCGGCCAAACTTGTGGGGCGATACTTTTCGCACCAAAGTGAATGCTCGATGTTGGTGTTTGTATTTTCGGTCTCTTCAAGAAAGTTCATTTTAGTTGTCAATCTCCTTCTTGATGAGGAAATAGGACGCTTCAAAGTCCTTGTTCTTGAATGATATGTTGGAAATGCCAGCAGCAGCGACCTTGAAGATGACTCCGCCAAGACCACGACTCTTGCTCACAATCTCCTTGAAATAATTGGCATTGAAACTGATGGGCTTATCCAACTTGTCCTTGCCAGCAATCGGAGACACATCCAACTTGATGCGGCTGGTGTTGATGCTGCTATATCCAATCACCAGTTCCATCTTGTTCTTCTTGTTCATAAGAAGAGTAAATGTTTCAACTTCCGGCAGAGCATTCTTGGCTTTGATATACTTCTCAATGAAAATATCATCCATAGGAATCTCAACGTCATATGACTTGATTTCCTTGACCTTGGGGGCGGATGGAATAATAGACAGGTCCG